AAGATTTTTGATTCCCAAGACCTTGCAGGTGCTATTGCTCTAGCAGTTCTCGGTGGAGATGTAGAAATCAAATCTGATGAAGCAAGAGGTTGGATTGAGGAATCATACAAGGTACTAAATGCTATCTTTGATTTCCCAGTTGAACTAGAAAAGATAGAGGTTGAAAAACCCGTAGCCAAGAAGAAGGCAGCCCCAAAGAAGAAGGCAGAGGTATCAGTTGAATAAGAATGATCCAAGCCTACAAGTAATCTTTGCTAATGATCTTGCAGATGAGTTTATTGACAATGGGTATGAAATCAATACCCTAAACATTTTGGATATGCTTGCCTCTAAGGGCTTAATGCTTATGCCAAACTTTGAAAAGAATGTGGCTAGTGAAGCATACTTATCTTTGATAAGTTAATTAGACTTCCCCATACCTAGATACCTCCCCTGTCTAGGTGTGGGGGACTAGCCCGAGTAAATAATTTAAAATCACATATTACGAACCAATGAAATAAATCACAGGAATTTGGAGAAAATCTTGACAAAAACATATGAAGATGGTATTATGGAATGCCTTGAAGTCTTAGATAAGTATAAGCTAGTAGGTATATATGATGTTCCTATTAGATATATAGAGGAAGCTATTAGAAAGCTTCTGACTACCCCCGAGAAATAAATTTGAAAAAAATACATTACGAACGAATCAAAAAAATCACAGGAAGTTTGACACAATGTTTAATAAATTAGTTTGTCATATATTAGGACATACAATGGGACGGGTATCTGATTGTCCATATACCCAATATACATATATAGACTGTAAGAGATGTAGCTATATGTATTATGCATACCCCACAGTTAAGCCTGGATAAATATGTTTAAAAATAGTTCAAAATTCAATTACTTTTATGCATTTTCTATTCATTTATACATAGTTTATGCATGTTTTATGCAAGAAATGTATCATTATTTTAGCAGATTATGGAGCAAATATATTACGAACCAGAGGTAAAAATCACTGCAAATAAAGGGAAATATCATGTCAAGGTAAATTAGATTACGATTATGTAACAATGTCACAATTACACATATAAAATCAATATATAATATCAATAGTGTTATATTCAAATAGACATGTGTATTACCAATAATTGTTGTGTATTACGCAACACTTTATGCATATTTTATTCATATATTGTTGTGTATTATGCAACTAGACAAAAGGGACGGAAGTTAACACCAATAGGCATTGACTTCTGGATAAATTGTTGATATCATTGTCAAGTGAAGAAATATGCTCTCTTGGCTATATGTATATATGTATTGTTCTTTATCTTTACTATGTATATGTCATTAAGGGATATTCCTTCTACCCCCGAAAAATTAATTCCTAATAAATGCGTAATAGAATATGGATGTATAAACACATGAGTTTAGTAGCAAAGATCAAAGAAGCTATGGCTGTTGAGTTAGAAGATAACCCAGACATGACTGATAAAGAATATGAAGAACTCTTTGTCAAGTACTACATGTACTATATGGACAGCCATATCAAACCCAAAAAAGTAGAAAGTAAAGGTAAGTCTTATGTGCGTTAATTGTGATACAAATATCCTAAATGAAGCATTAGAAGCATTGGATACAATCTTCCAACAACATGGTGAATATAATACCCTATTCATTCTTAATGACTATTATGAGGCAAAGTACAGAGATGCCTTTTATCACCACCCCTCCCGTATTGAATTATCACCTATTAGTTTAGATGCTATTAAAGCACTCTTTGAAGATGAAGATTTAAGCCAGTGGGAAAGTAATACAAGTCATTCACCGTGGTGTGCAACTATGATGGGACAGCCATCAAATGCACTTGAATGTGATTGTGGTTCTCCATTTCGCCGAAACGCCGAAGGACAGTAATGAATGTAAACAATATGATAGATGTTATCAAAGATGTTATAGCTAAACAAGAAGAGGTATCAGGTCAGCCATTTACCCTCCAACAGAAAAGGGAGTTTCTTGTAGGTGCTATTAATAAGTGGAATAGTGTTGAGAGTAACGAGTTTATGATCATTCCACCCGTATTTTTGAAGGAAGATGCATAGTGGAGTTCCTATTTGTATTGTGCTTCACTCTGTTTATGGTATTCTTATTTGTTTTACCAATCTTATTAGTTGTTGTGCTATTAGCAGCACTATGGACATTAGTTAAATCTAATAGAAATGACGTATCAAATGACCTGCAGTGATTGTAATGTTAAAAAGTTAAATATTTGGTTTGAATCAAAGACAAATGGTAGAGCATTGTGTGATAAATGCTTCTTAAAAGACGTACCTGAAAGGGGTAAGAAATAATGGGACCAGGAAAAGCATATAGATTTGCTCAACATATAGCAAAGGGTAAGGAATCATGTATTGTTGTAGTTAATAACAATGCTGACAAAAAAATGTTTAAGACAATGTTTAAGACCTTAAAGTATGATAAGGCAAAGATAGTTACTAGAGATAGAGTATTTGATATTAAAGATTATGAGGAGAATAAGTAATGGAACACGAACATCACGAAGAAATGAGTGTGCTTCAAGAGGCTTGGTCAATCTTTACTGATCCAGCACATATCATGGCTGAACTAGGTTGGACAATAATTCAAGACCTATTGATTATTGGAGTGCTTTATGGAATTGTATTTAAAAAGATTTTATTGCCTAAGCTTCGCAGAGATATCCATAAAGAGATTGATATTGAACACGGAATTGAACATTAGGAGAGTATGTAATGGAACAGGTTGACCGTCCTTGGGGAAGCTATACCGTAATTGGTGCAAAGAATGATTTACAAACTAAACAGATTGTAGTAAATCCTAACTCTAGATTATCATTGCAAAAGCATGAACATCGTAGGGAGATTTGGTTTGTCATTGAAGGTACTCCCCTAATTGAAGTAGAAGATGAAAAGTTTGTAGGTAGTCCAGGAACTGTAGTTATTGTAGAGAAGAATGAAGTACATAGAATCTCTGCACCTGGCGATAGAGTTGTTATCATTGAGGTTCAAATTGGTGACTACCTTGGCGAAGATGATATCGTAAGACTAGAAGATGATTATGGGAGAATAGAAGAATGACCTGTATTGTAGCAATTGCAGATGGTGATAATGTCTATATGTGTGCAGATAGAGGTATCTCAGATGATGATATTATTACCTCTATGAGTGTACCTAAGATTGCCCTAAATGGACCGTATCTAATTGGATACTCTGACTCACCTGGCACTGGTCAATTGGTACAATATTTAACGCTCCCTACGCCTCCTAACAGAAACCTTGATAAATTCATGAGGACTACCTTCGTTTCTGCCCTTAGAAAGGCTCTGAACGAGTCTGGGGTGGATTTAAAAGATTCTGCTCACGCATCACTACTAATTGGTGTAAATGGTTTATTGTTTGCTGTTGATACCTCAGATTGGCAGGTAATCAGATGTGATTATATGTCTATTGGATCTGGATCATCTATTGCCTTAGGTTCTTTATACACTACCGCATCATGGAAGTCTCCTGAAAAGAGAGCTATCACAGCAGTTAGTGCTGCTATAGAACTGTCTCCATCGTGCAAGGGTCCAATAGATACTCTTGTTATATAAATTACTAGAAAGGTAATTAAATGAATAATGCTATTAATTTGGTTCAGCAATCTAAAGACAAAGAGCTATTTATTGTATTTTTAAATCAATTTATTGATTCTGAAATTAAACATATTCAAAAGACTATGGATAGTGAATCTCCAAATATTAGAAGTGCTGCATTGTGTTATGAAGCACTGGCAACTGCAACACTAATGAAAAACTATATTAATGGAGAAGCAAAATATAATGAAGAAGAATAAGAAAGACCAGAGTAGTCGTGAAAATCACTCTGGTCTAACTTAGTTTTATTATATACTATTCTGCTTTTTTGTCTACTGAACTAAAGGCTGAATTGATTTCACTAGCACTTAGCTTACCATCATCAAGGAATGCTCTTGCAAGCTTCTCAACAACTGTAGCAACACCAAGAGTACCTGCCATAATAACAGCAGTTAGTGTGTCAATTCCAACAAGGGAACCTGCACCAATAATTGATAGTCCCGATGCTGCAAATACTGCAACAATTCTGAAAAATATATTCCAGACATTTGTAGCTGCAGCAGAACCAATTACTTCTTCCCCTGTTTCAGGGTCTTTAACTGTAACGTCTACTTTATTCTTTGCCATCTTCTTCTCCTTCCCTGAATTTCATTGAAAACAACCATACTGCTGTGCAAATTAAAACTGCCCACCCTACTACTGTTTTAGCAGACCCGTCAAGGACTGCCCATGCTACGAACATACCAAGAAGGGTGAATGTTTGGTTTAGTGTTTCACGAAACTTATCTGTTAACCATTTCTTCATTATCTTATCCTCCCTGTAATTAAGTTAGTTGATGCTATTAATTGTCCAACAATAATGGACGCAACAACTACTGCTTGTGTTTCTTTGCGTTGTTCTGGTGTCATATCTGCACCAACATTAGCAAAAGCTTTTAATGCCTTACCTGGATCAGTAAAGACTGTTAGTAGTAATTCTGATGGATTTTCAAATATTTCAATTGCATCTGCAACTTCTGCTGTAAGAATAACTCCATTCTCTAACATAACTGGCTGATCTGGTGGCAAATTTTCATAGTCAAGACCCGATTCTTCAAAGGATTCAAAGGATATTGGATCCGTTGGACCATACTCTGTAAGCAATTCTTCTAGTGCTATTGCTTCTTCTGCGGTCAAGCCATCTGTGATATTATTATCAGATGGAAGATCAGTGGATGAAGGACTTGGATCTGGAGTTGGACTCACAGTTGGATCTGGAGTTGGTTCTGATGGACTTGAAGGCTCTGGCTCAGGAGATTGACTTGGAGTTGGCTGAGGTACTGGAGCCACTGATTCAGATTTTGAAGGACTTGGAGTAGGTGTAGGTGTTGAAGTTGGTGAAGGTTCTAAGGTTGGCTCAGAAGTTGGCGTTGGCTCTGGGCTTGGCTCTGTTGGCTGGGGTGACGGTGTTACTGTTGGCTCTGGTGATACTGTTGGCTGTGGTTCAGGGCTGGCAGTAGGAGTAGGACTTGGAGCAACATAAGTTGGGTCAACTTCAATAGTAATAACTATAGAAAGACGTTTTCCAGTTCCACCACAAGGATCTCCAAAGACATCATTGTTGGTATCAATAACAATTTGGTTATTGTTAATTGCAGCCTGTACTAAGCTTAAAGAATTATTAGAATGACATGAACCATATTGATAGTTTTCAGGTGTACCGTATGATGCAAATAATATTTGATTAATTTTCATACCAGTAGGGGCAGAATAATCAATCTGACCGTTTTCGTCAACTGTAATATATACTGCACCCTCTGGATAAACAATGGTTGGCGGTGGTTCTGGTGGACATTGTTCATTCCAGTTAACTTCTGAACCATCCCAACATTCAACCATAGGTGGCATTTGTGGACAGGTCTCATTCCAACTAATTACCTCTCCATTCCAACAGGTAATATCTGGAGGAGTTGGTGGACAGGTTTGATTATGGGGAATTACTGAACCGTCCCAACAAGTTACTGGGGGCGGTTGAGGTGGACAAGTTTGACTCCAAGTTACCCAAGACCCATCCCAACATTGTGTGTCTGGAGGTATTGGGGGACAGGTTCCATTCCAAGGAATAGTTGAGCCATCCCAGCACTGACCTGGTGGTGGTTCTGCAGGACAAGTTGATGAAAGAGGAATAATAGATCCATCCCAACAGGTTTGCATCTCTACTGGAACCCCACCATTAATTGAAAAAGCTTCTGATATAGTAACCACATCTTGTCCAGGTGCGAACCTGATTCCTCTTCTAAGATCTGTTGGAAGCCAACCAGTAGTTTCAATAATACCAGACCATGAGGGTAGCTTTGAAGTATCAACAGTTAGTTTAATAATTGTAAGATCACCAGTGCTTTGTGGGAATGGTCTTACTCTCCATTCAACACAAAATCCTGTACTTGTAGAGCCATAACTTAGACTAGCCCCTTCACCAAATGTTACCCAGTCATATCCTGCTAGAGAAATAGACGGAGTGTTTGGGTATGAACTAAAGTTAGCATCTGGAGTGCCAAAGGTAAGTGTTCCATTAGTAGTTACATATGTAGTATTATATGTTGTATCCCCAAGAGTTAGGGGATTTGTTAAAATCATTTGATGGGCAGTGTCATCTTCACCAGACCATGAGTATGTATTACATGGCTGCTCTTGTATAACTGCATTTGCAGGTAATACTAATAGCGTTGTAAGTGATGCTAAAATTGGCATCAATAGTATGTATGAAAAAATCTTTTTCAATTTTTATTCTCCCCGTTAGTCTTATAAAGACTAACAAATCTATTATATCATTAGGAGAATAACAAGACTACTTAATAGCGTGTGGCTTGCTTTCACTTACCGAGAGGCTTGAAACTTCAATATACATTGCATTATCATATAGTTCACAAAGATTACGAACTCCAGAATAAGAACATCCAGACCCCATGCCACCCTTGATATCATTAATAATGTTATAGACAGAACCTTTGTAAGGAACCCTTGTTGAAACCCCTTCAGATACAGCAATATCTTTACCCTGATTTGCTTCTAAACTAGCCATACCTCTAAAAGATTTGTACTTTCCAGTTGCATCAATAAATACGCTACCTGGAGACTCATCTGTACCAGCAAGCATAGATCCTAACATAACGGCATCAGCACCTGCTGAGAAGGCTTTAATCATGTCACCTGATGTTTTGATACCACCATCAGCAATAATGGCTACATTTGAATACTTAGATTTGTTTCTCATTTCAACAATATCTAGAATTGAGGAAAGGGTAGGTATACCATGACCAGATACCAGTCTTGTTGTACATACAGAACCACCACCAATTCCAACACGAATAGAATTAGCTCCTGCTTTTGCTAGTGCTTTAAAGCCTTCATAAGTAGAAACGTTTCCAGCCATAATGTGGATATCTTTAAATAGTTTTTTTAAGTTTTTTACTGCATCAATAGCATATTGACTATGACCATTTGCTGTATCAACAAGAATTACAGATGCCCCTGCCTCTACAAGTCTTTCTGCATCGTGCAAGTAAGATCCTTTTGCACCAACTGCAGCACCAACAATTACTTTGTGTTCAGTGGCAGCAGATTTAACCTGTTTTACTTGCTCTTCTATTGCCATAAATCTATGAATGATTCCTAAGCCACTACTTTTTCCTATTGCAACTGCCATGTCTAATTCACATACAGTGTCCATTGGAGAAGCAATTACTGGAAAACCTAAAATAATATCATTCCCAATAATCATTGAGAGACTTACGTCTTTTCTGCTTTCAATATCTGAGTGCTGTGGCACCATAAGTATGTCATCAAAACATAACTGTTTTGAATCTTTAAATTTTATCATTAAATATTTCCTTCTAGTGCCTTAACAATTCCTTGAGTAAGGCTAATCTTTGGCTTATAAAAACTTAACATTTTTCTTGGATCTGAAACACGATATGTAACACCTACTGGTGCTGTTTCAATAAAATTATATTCTGGAGAGTAGCCCTGTAATTTACAAACAAGTTTAGCTAAGTCTCTAAATGATGTTGCTTCTCCTGAACCAAGATTAACTGGACCAGGAATATCTAATTCAATAGCTTTATCTACTGCATCTACAATGTCTTGCATATGGATAAAGTCTCTTACCTGATGTCCATCACCCCAAATATCAAATGGGTTATCTTGTCTTAATGCTCTTGTAATATAAGATGGGAATGGATAGTCAAGGTCTTGGTCTGTACCGTACCCTGAGAATGGACGGAATATATGTGTGCGAATACCTGCCTCTTGTGCAAACCTAGCAAGATATTCTCCTGTAAGCTTTGCCCATCCATAAGTTAAGTCTGGGTTTGATACAGCATATAAGTCTAGCATTTGTTCTGAAAGCTTTAATGGATTTGCACCAGTTTGGAACTTGGTTGGATATGCAGCAGAAGAACTAAAATAAACAACCCTGCCTGGTCTTGTACGCATAGCCCAGTTAAACATCTCTGCATCAATTGATAGGTCTGTTGCCACAGAAAGGGGATTACCTTCAATAGTTACTCTACCCCCAACAATTGCAGCAAGGTGAATTACCATATCAAAGTATGAGTCATCCTCTTTAAAGAAGTCACGGCAATCATTGCCTTCTTTGATATCAATACCTACAATATCGTGGTCTTTATACTTACGCATAAAGTATCCACCAACAAAGCCTTTATGACCCGTAATTAAAATTCTCATTCACATACCCATATCTGATAGTCGTAGTAATATTTTTGAGCGAGTTCAAGTTTATCATACCTTACTGGTATAAATCCAGTGGAAATTAAAAGTTTTCTTATTGCTTCATTATCCCATGCCCAGTAGTGCTCTGGGTTGGTATCATCAAACTTACCCTCTGGGGTTGTAAGCAAAAGCTTGCTGGTCTTTTCTCTAATCTTTTTTAAGACATATTCAGGATCATCAATATGCTCTAAGGTCTCTGATAAAATAAACAAATCTACCTTAGGTATTAAATCTATTGTTTCTTCAATAGCACCTTCAAACTCATACTTAGGTGCAAAATCACCGATAAACTTGTTAGATACATTTAAGGCGTTTATAATTGTGGCATCACCTGCAGATAGGTCTGCTACACTTTCTACTCCCTGTATTTGTTTGGCGACCTCTATGGTATATTCAACACGAATCTTATGGTCTTCCCAATGATGGTGTTCGTGAGGTTTTGCATATACTAGTTTTAGTTCTTTGTCAGTATACTTTTTTCTTAGTCGTTTACGCATCTTAATATCTTATCTAAATCAATATCCATCTGTGTTAAAAGGTATTCATCATAAGCCACTTTATCTGCATTGTATATAGCAGAGTCATTTGTTTCTTGATAGCTTGAATCTATATCAGATTTTCCTACGCTGAAATGTAAGTGTTCAATAATTACATCTTCTAGATAATGGATAGCATTTAATCTTGTACCAAGATCTAGCCAGAAGTTATCCAAGTACATATGTTTTTGCTTGGGTGGAGCCATGTATCCAATAGCCTTAATAATCTTAGAGGACATCATTACTGCTGTTGGTAATGCCTGTCCCTGAATTAAATCATTACCATAAGCAACCCCAAGACTACCAATCTTTTCAGCCATAACTAAATCCCATCCAAAGGTTCTGACCCTGTGGTCATCTCCCATAAATACAATATACTTATAACTATTAGCATACTTATTTGCAACATAATTTAACGTACCATTCATACCCATTCTAGGGTTTACTTCATAAAATACACCGTCAATGCGTGGGTAGCTATCTGCATCGTCTTCATCAATTGCAAACACTAAATCACTGATCATTGACTTTTGTAAAAACTCTTTATGAAATTCTACTGAAGCATCTGGTCTCCCTCTTGTTGGAACAATTACTAATACATCTTTACCAAGCACTTGGTATCTCCTTATATCCTAAATAATCATTATGATAAGAAAAACTTTGGGCAACACTTGTGTGATAGTCTTCTTCTCTCATATGAACACCCTTTTTTCCTATATGTCTTGACCTTGATTTCTCAGGGAAAATACACTTTAAATTATTTTCTGGAATAACTCTTAATGCAATATTCCAATCCCATCCAGAGTTTTCTGAACCTCCAGATGAGTAATCTTTATCCCATGTATCTCTTAAATAACTACTCCATCTATCTTTCCAAGTTCCCCAAATCAATGGTGAGAAATAAGAACGCTTAAAATATGTTGTAGGGTCAGCATTATCTACCTCTATTGACCATAAATTACTTGCACAAATTGCTAATAGTTCTTCATCTCTTAGGTGTCTTTCAGATAGATCGTCAAAGAAATGTAATATGTCATCTGATACCTCAATGTCATCTTCTGCTAATACTACAAAGTCATATCCTTGTTCAAACATAGTGTTGAGACCTTCCCAGGGATTAAGGAGAACACCGCATCTTTCTGGATTATTTATTACATCTCCATATAATTTTTGCTCACTTAAAAAGTTAATCATTTTCTTTTCCATATTTTTTTGCATGGGAGATGGTTCTAATTTAAAAAAGAAATCATATCCATTTTTATTTGCAACATCTCTCCAGGACCTTAATGTTTCTTTAAGATAATCTGATCTATTATATGATGTAAAGACAACAGCTTTACGCATCATCGTCTCCAAATGTTTCGTATGCGATTCCAAGTTCATCATAAGGAATAAAGTCTTCGTTCATAACTATTTCGTCAAATATAATTCCATTAAGATTATACTTAACACGGGATGAGTGAGCACCAAAAGATACTAATTCAGCAGTTACCTGCTCTTCAATCATCCAAACTAATCTATGAAACATATGTACCTCTTGGAGGGTCTCCTTTTGCTCCGTCAAAATTTGCTTTTACACCGAATGACTCAATAGTTATTCTAAGTAATTGCAGATACTCCATTATACTCACTTTTTGAGTTTCATTCATAGCCATGATTTGATTCTCATAAATACGGATACCTACATAATCTTTATGTTCCACAAAGTCAATGATTAATCCTTTATATGGTGGCTTTAATCTATGTACAGCCATTGACATTTCTTTAGTAAACTTAGGCACTTAAACTGCTCCTAGAATCTCTGTCCAAATTTCAGGTGTCTTGTGGAAGTTTTTGGATGGACTAATTTCTCCGTCCACAAGATAAACTCCACCCCATACTCCCCATTCCTCATTGGTTGTTCCATGAGTAAAGCATTCAGATATTACTGGACAGGTTAGACAAATGTTATCCACAACCTTAGCTAAGTCTTGATCTTCTTCGTACTTATCAAAAAATAACTCACGATCCATAGACCTACACTTAGCTTTTACTATCCATTCGTGATCTAACATACTTTGTTGGAACCTCCCAACCATTTTCTGTTAAATTAAATGACTTTACATAGTGCCATTTACCGTTGATAAGTTTACCGTCAGGCTTATATTCTGCACCCAAGCTTTCTTTAGCTTCTAAAATATTCCATCCATCCCATAGAAGATTCTTATTTGAGTCCACAATTTGATGGGCGTACTCATAACTTGTAACTAACATATTTTTCCTAATTGTTTGGGATATTATTAGACAATAATATCATTGTTTAATTGAGATGTCAACACTATACTATTGCAAGATAGTTTAAAACTATTGATCCAGACTCTGATCCACTAGAACTTTTAACGTGAAACTTTCTAGTTGTCGTATCTGTTGGAGTTTCTACTGCAATAGAGTAAGTGTTTGAAGACGAAGTATAAGCACCTGCTGCTGGCTTGTAGCTTGCAACAACATTTTGAGTTGAAAGGAAACCATTTACAGTTGCCGTTCCATATCCAGAGGATAGGGTTACTGTTGTTGTTCCTGATCTTACATCAGAGGCACTTACATATGTAGTGGTATCTAACTCATATGTATTTGCTGCAGTCTTTTTTAGCAGTCCTGACGTTCCAGAAAGTGCACCAATGGCTGTTAAGTCTGCATCAAGTGGCTGATAGGAAGCAAGCTGGCTTGTTAAAGCAACAGTTCCTGTAGTTGCTGGAAGAGTAATTGTAACATCAGCAGAAGTTGGATCAGCTACTGTAAGGATTGTTTCATGTTCATTTGCACTTGCACCTTCAAAAGTAATTGAAGAGTCTGATAGGTATAGTCCAGAAACTGTTGGTGTTGAAATTGTTGGGCTTGTTAAAGTTTTGTTTGTAAGAGTTTGTACAACATCTGTTCCAACTACTGTGGTTGTGGCATTCGGAAGTGTAATTACTCTGTCTTCCGTAGGTTCTGCAACGGTAAGTGTTGTTTCAAAATTATCTGGTACTGCACCTTCAAAAATAATATTTCCATTAAAAGTAGCATTTGAAGTAAATGTTGCAGACTCTGAAACAACAAGTGTTCCACTAAGATTTGGTAGGTTAATTGTTCTATCTGCAGTAGGATCTACAGCAGTTAAGGTTGTTTCAAAATTATTTGGCGTACTACCTTCAAAAACAAGAACTGCATCCTCATCAAGGAATACAGTACCTTGAAATACTGGGTTTACCTTAGGGGCTAAAATACTAGACGCACTGGTAACAATACCATCATCTACATTAACAACAACATTTGCATTAGACATTATGTAACATCACTTTCCACATCAATAGTTCCTTTAATAAAAGTTTTCTTTGTTCCTGTTGAGTCATTACCTGCAGCCATTTGTAGATCATACTTATATTGTGTACCTGGAACTAGGGCAGCACTTATTGTAGGGCTCATATACATCGTAATAACATTGGTTGTACCAACCTGTGTGCAGGTAAATGTTCCTGCAGACGTACTATCACTAACCTTTTTAATTGAAGATGTAAAAGTTAATGTTCCAGCAGGTAATCCATAGGCAGTGCCGTCATCATTTTGTAGGGTAATATTCATGCTAAGAGAATCTCCTTTAGTCATGGAAACATTTACCTCTGCTGGTGTAAAAACTAGATTAGCCATAAGTATATTATATCCTAATATTTGTAGTAAGACGAATTAATGTTAAGAATTTCAGCCTTATCCATCAAAACATCAAAGAATTTGGGATCTTTTTTATTGTTAAATGATAATACATGATCAAACCCATAGGACTCAAAGTTTTCAATAGCTTCTGAGCGAGGTATTCTACGAAATCTTGTTCTAATTTTCTTTTGTCTAAAGAATCCTTCAGTCTTATTAATAAACTCAGCAGTATAACTATTGATCTTTCTAGGACCTGCGGTAAAAACCTCAATCTTACCGTCTGATCCCTTTGCATTTTCATCAATAGCAACTATAAGACCACGCATAAATGTTGAATAGTCATCAAAGGTATCTGTACCATATACTAAAATTTTCATTATTTATTTCCTTAATTTAATTAGGACTCTATTATATCAAATTTACACAATATAGTAAAGTATTTTTATTTTTTAAAATACCCTAATATTGTAGTTTTTACATGATTTTTTATATTATATTTTTTTCCCATTGAATTTTCTCCACGAGTATAGAATCCTCTGACATTGTTTGGTTTATTGTCTACGTCTTTAGAATTTGATATAATTCTAGTATCATTATAATGTTCAAATTCATTTTGTAATTCTGGATACATATTAATGTTTGATGATTTTAAATCAAAGCTTTCTATAAAACCTCTTTCAATAGGGAAAAAGGTATAAAGTGGATCTCCTTTTACAAAACTTGCCTTACCAGGCTTTGGAAACTTAAAATTATATGTAAAGGTATATGGAAGCCAATCTGTTTCAACTATTGCATCTAGTGGCTGGACTCCTTCAATATAAGTATTAATTGGAGACCTTACATACAAAGAAATATTTTCATTTGTTCTGATAATAAAATCCATATTAAATGTTAAAGTACCAAATCCAAAGTGGGATACCATTGGAGAGCAGTCAACACAAATAGATTCATCATAACATTCAATAGTTATATCTTGCTGCCTATTACCACCGTTCCAATGTGCTGTAAAAGTAAAAGGACATAGCACGTCCCATCCGTAAGTATTTGCTACATTGAGTGGTTTACATTTGTATGAGTTATTATCTTCTTGATCTAATAACGTTTTTTTTACTTTAGATGGAACAATGTCGTAAATATTTGTATCATACAAATTTATTTTTTCTATAAAATTTTTTGACATTAGGTATCTTTTGGGTTGTAATCAATAGCATTATTCCATCTTACTGTCCATTCAAAATCTCCAAAACCGTTGTGTCTTTGAAATTTCTTAAGAACAATAATAGAATCTATTACTCCATCAATGTAGTCTTTTGATTTTTTAATCCCTCTATATTCACCGTCAACAGCCAATTGCAGAAGGTCATACATTACTTTATATACTGAATCAAAACTAAATAAAGAATTTATAAATTCTGCAGATAGTGGCAAGTCTAGACTTGCATTTTTAAGTTCTTTTAATGTGTCCTCAGCGATGTCAATAATTTCTGCACCGTCTCCATTCATTGCTTTTTTAAAACATGAATAGATAATAAAAATTTTAAATTCATTTTCAGAAAGTTCTTCTTTGGCAAGGCTATAGTCTATGTTTTCAATTTCTGGAATAGTCTTATGTCCATGTTCATGATCTACAACAAGTTTAATATATTTGTCGTACTCAAAATACTTTTCTTCATATGTCATACCCATTATTAGTCCCACTTCTTTATTGTTCTAAAGAATGATTTATATCTATTTCCAATTTTACCTTCTGCTGAAAGCCACTTTTTATTATTAACTTGAGTTAAGTCTTCAAGTACTTCATGGCTCCATTCTTCTCTTTTAAATGGAATTATTTGCATAATTGGTGTACCCATTTCAAGAGTTCCCTCAAAATGCTCTTTAATAAAGAATGGGAAGTTTACTTTAATGGGATGCTTATCAGTATCTACAATTGCTGGAATAATTTGAAATGGAAGATCGTCTCTCATTGCTGGTTGCATAAATAAACAAGAGTATCCTGGTGGTGTTTCAACTACCCAAGGTTGAATGAACTTAAATGCAGTATGATGATAGCCATCTGGAACCTTATACTCTTGATATTGGGTGGTTGGATGAGATTCAATAGGTCTAAGGTTGTTTGTACTCCATTGGGACGTGATGCTTCCATTATGATCATTAATAAAATGTATATCAGCAGAAAGCTTAAAAATATATCCAGCAGTAATCACATCAAAAATTGGCATACAAGCTTTAATTGTATGATTTGGATTACCATTTTCTCCAATTGAAAAGCGTCCTGGAGTTGTTAGCTTGTCCTGTCTTTTATACCATTCTGGTATCATTTTTTTTGCAGGTACAGGTGGCTCAAAAACATTAAAAACGTTTTGATCTATTGCTTTAAATTTTATTACTTGTTTGTTTGTTTTGTTAAACATTTCCTATTCTTTCTATTAGAAGTATTATATCATTAAGACTTAATAAAGTAAAGCATATTTACAAATGATGGGTATACAGCTACAGAATTGCTATTGAATGTTGGAGTTGTTGTTATTTGTCCAATATGTGAATGAGATCCACCACTTACTTCACTAGAGGTAGCTGTATTTCCAGTATGTGAGTGGTTTCCAGCATTTTGATTTTCTGAGGCTGAGGCATTCATATTAAGTGCTCCATGACTATGACTTGTAGATGATGCAGTTGGTCCAGATGCATCAGCTTTTGATATAATTGATCCACCATTTCCAGCAGTTGAAGCATTTCCTGCAGGATAGTTATGGTTATGAGAATTCATAGCAACGTCATTAGAACTAGCAGAAAAATTATGATAATGATTCCATGCTGCATTATTTGCTGATAGGTTTGTAGTAACAGTATGTGTATGTGAGTGACCAACTGTATTAGATACTGAAATATTTGAGGCTGTTCCAGATAGAAAATATTTTGTAGTATACATATTAGGTAAAATAAAATGTGTAGATCCTGCAGCACCTGATCCATTTGTGTTTGTTCCAAATGGAAAAACGGATCCATTTTGTGTAATTATATTATAAAGTTCTTGATATGTTGATATGCTCCATTGAGTACCATTGCATGGAAGAAGACCTAAATCTATGTAGTATTGTACAGAGGGTGCTGAGTATAAAGAGACTGGACCTGCTATGGGTACAAGTGCTCCAGTGGGTATCCCTGCATAAAGGTTTTGATATGTATCTAGTATGATATCTATTTTATCTGATTTAAAGTCTGCCATTTTTATTTAATACTTTATAATAAAGTACGCCATCACCCCCTCAGGGCGAAATAGTGATTCTGTTGAAAGAGTAAATGTATTGCTACCAACAACGTGGGCAGCTGCTGATGCAGTAGTATCAAAAGAAGCTGCTATGTTCATAACATTATGATTATGATTATACGGACTATTTCCAACATTTGTTGTTCCAGTTCCTGCGTTGTGTGTATGACTTACCCAGGCAGCCTGTGGTGAGTTATTTGCTGGACCTGGATTAATTGCTCTATTTGCAACAGAATTTGTATTTGCTGCTGGAGTTACTCCACCATTAACACTGTTAGCATTAGCATCATGATTATGGCTTGCTGATGCTGCATCTATTCCAACAGTTCCTCCTGTATGATTATGAGTTATGGAATGTGAAGTAGAAGTAGCAACGTGAGACATGTTTCCACTATGTGAATGAGTTGTTGGATAGTTAGTTGCATTGTCAATATTGCTTGATGCTGGGTAACTAAGATTTATATTTGGTACTAAAAATGTACCCGATCCAGATCCGTATGTAGTTCCAATTACATCATATAAGTCTTTATAATCTCCAGTAGTTGATAGGGATTGACCATTACATAAAAGCCACCCGTCTGGAACTGTTGTTCCAAAGAATGGTACTATTGAGCCTATAGGAAAATTTTGTATTTTACCGTTTTTATCAAGAATGTTATCCGCAGATAGCTTAAAGTTAGCCATTATTTATCTGCCTTAATTATATAATTAACATATACTGTAGGTATTGCACTTGATGGACTACTTATAGTACTTGAATAGCTTGGAGCATGTGTATGAGTAGAAGCAGCTCCTTGTGTAATACCAGAGGCTGCTCTGGTAATTGTATGTGCATGATTATCATTTGTTGCTCCAGAGTTGGTTGCTACGTTAAGGTTATGCTGATGTGTTCTTAAATGAATATTAGCCTGATTTCCAGCCACATAATTAACAAATGTTTGTCCTGATAAATAATCAATATTAGCCCCAACATTATTTGCGTGAGCATGATTTGTTGCAGAAGCACCAGATGATACTGTCCCAGCTGCTGATTCATGTGAAGAAATTGCAACACTGCTTACTGTAGATGTTCCATATGAAGAAGTGTGAGTATGTGTATTGTTTCCAAGTGGACCACCAATAAAGGTATTGTTGGTTGTACCAATAATGTATTTTGATCTTAAGTCTGGTAAAAATGTTGTTTGTAGAACTGCTGCAAGTCTAGGATAAACTGTATTTAAAAAAGCATTGCCATTGCATAGTAGCCATCCAGGTGGTGCTGTTGTTGTTATCACACCTGATGATGAGGTTTGAGTAACTGGACCTAAAAATGGTAATACCATTCCTATTTGAGCAAATGAATTTAATACCTCTCTGGTTTGTGAATCAATTCCAGAAAGTGTTACACCCTCTTTGATTGTTAAATTAGCCATTAGATCTCCAACAATGTTCTAACTAATGTTATTGTTGCATTTAATGGAGCATTTACAGATAATCTGGGTGCTGACGCACTACCTCCTGCTGCCACTGTAACAGATGGGGCAGTTCCAATTGTTAAAATTCCATACTCTGTAATTTTTACAGCATTTGTTCCATCACAAATTAATAATACTTTTGAGACATATCTTCCCGTTGCAGTTTTAACTGCAACTGCATATTCTGCTCCTACATTAAGGGTTTCATCAATAGCGGTATCAATATTTTGTGCAGAGCCAGTACCAATTGCATTAAATACTTCGGTTGGAAGATCTGACCAGGATGCTACTGTTCCATTAGTAGTAAGATACTTTCCAGAGTTTCCTGACTGGGAAGGCAAAGCATCTAATGTTGCCCATTCAATTCCATTTCCTTGAGAATTTATAGCAATTACTTGATTTGCATCACCAAGTTGACCATCTAATAAGATGTTGTCTAAAATTCCTATATCATTAGTAGCCAGTAAAGACTCTACTGTTAAAGGTTCAGTAGTATAGATGTGGTTTAGTTTATTTAACCCCATTTATTACGCCTCCTTAAGCTTGTGCTTCCGTCCATGACATTCTAGCATTTATTCTTCCAGAGGTTACGCTTGCACTGCTAAGATTTCTAACAACAACGGTAACAACATCTGGTCCATCTGGATAAACATTTGCTTCTGTAGTTGGTGAAGTATTAACTAATCCACCACCCATAATGCTATTTCCAAGATCTCTAACAAGGTTTAGGTCTTGTTGAATAACAGATGCTTCATTAGTTACTGTACTTACAAAGAATGAGAAGATTGGCTCTCCACCTGTAAATGTTGTCTCTGATGCATGGTATGCAATTTGGGATAAACTAGATCCACCAACATTTGTCCAGTTATTTCCATCAGTAGTATTTACTCTACCATTAAGAATTAGCTCAACAAGGAATACTCCAGGGTTATTTGATGAAGACGCTGTTGACTGAGCAAGGATATCCATTTGTCTTAGAGTTAACTGCATTCTGTTAATTAGTTCTCTTTCTCCAAAAATTCCAACGACTCCATTATCTACAGATGGTGCAAGTCTTAGACTTAGCAAAGCATATCTTGTTGAAGAGCTTCTAGGAATGGCAATTGTAGTTAACATACCACCTTGGAAAATAAATGATTTATCATCATCATATCTACCATCCATAATTACCGATGATCCCCAGTGACTGGTTCCTGTTGCATACTGTCTTGTATATAGTTCAACCTTTACTGGTGCTGTAGCAGAATATGTAAACGATTGAGCTGTTCCATTTCCACCACCAGTTGCACCTGAAACTGGATTAACTATTGTATTTGTGATAGCTCTTGTAAGACCCGTAAATGATGTTGCAGTCTTTCCTGTATATGTTATATACTCAATTTCCTGTGATGTATTTCCAGACTTGGTAACAACAAGTGTTCCAGTGGTTGGGAATCCTACAGTTGAGCTAACACTCATTGAAGTTGCAACATTAGAAAGAGTAGCCGAAAGCTTTGTGATTGCAGGATCTGAAGATGCTTCATAACGTGCAGGTAAGTTTCCAGTTCTCATATATGCTTCAGTTTTAACATTTGCATGTGTCATTCTATGACAGTAAATTACTTCTCCACGCTCATCCTTAAATCCAAATCTAATTGCTCCTGCACCATACCAGGCGTAGTCAATATAGAACATCTGCATTTTGGCAAGGTCTAAGTTTACTCCTGACGGACCATTTCCATCCATTGTGTCAATGTTCCAGTCTTCTTGATTTACCTTAAAGTCTACAACCTTGCTTACAATACCACCAGAGGTGATACTTTGTCCACGATATTCTGGGAAAACAAACATTTGAGTATTACTTGTAATTGACTGAACAACATATGTTGCTCCACGAATAGCAATCTTATCACCTGGATCAAGTTGTTCTGCAAACCTTGTATCTGTTCCAGTAATAGTTGGAGATCCATTTGTTGCAGCAATAATTCCTGAAATTTGATCTGTACTTGATCGTCTTACAGCCCACAAATCTTGACCGTCAAATTCAAAGAAGAAACCATTTTGCTCATCGAACATACCAAGTCTTGTTTGACCACCAAACCATGAGGTTGGGGCAACTTCAATAGGAAATCCTGTTGCAGGTGTTGCAGAAGGAACTTCATTTGCAGTATATGTAAACTCTTTAGCACTTGTAATTCCAGTTACAGTAAATGTTCCATTGTATGCTGTTTGATCAGCACCAGAAACTTTTACCTGTGCTCCAACTCCAAGGAAGTGCTCGTATCTTGTTTTAACTGTTACAGTAGTTGATGAGGATGATACTAAATCAACTGCCATTACAGGCTTTAGCATTGATCCAGTTGAGAACTGGATGCCTTTACCTGATTGGTAACGGAAGTATCTACGAGTTTGACGAACAATTTTTGTACCAGGGGCTGAAGATCCAGTAGTGAACCTGACTCCGCCATCGAATGGGCGGTGGATGGAAAGACTTCCTGGTCTTCCCGTAAGAGAGGTAGCTGCTGCAGTGATCGCACCTACTGGGGCAGTTACTACGTCAAAAGTAAATGTATTTGTAGTTGGAGTTGTCTTAACTTCCCACGCACCATTTGGTGGATTAGAAGTTGCTGCAGTAGTTCCAGTTACATAGATTAAGTCTCCACAACCTAGTCCGTGTGCATTTGTTGTTGTACAAGTTACTGTAGTTCCAGAGTTGGTGAATGCTGCACCTGAAGAAACAGATACAGGAATAGTAGATCCTGAATAATTAAATGCCCTATAAGCAAAAGTTTTTGTAGTGTCAAGAACCGATCCATTTGTAACATTTGCTCTTGCAATGTAAGTAAATGTATCGTTAGGAACAGTTGTTGTTGATACAGATGCTACTAAATACCATCCATCAGCATTTACATCTAAAGTATCCTGAATAAAGAATCTACTTCCAGCTGAGAGTCCGTGTGCAATACTTGTAACAACTGTTACAACTCTTGTTGATCCTGTTCCTGCAATAGATACAAAGTTTCTAGCTCCACCAGATGGTTGTGCAACTGGTGTCTGAACATCATAGTAGCAACTTGGCTTATTATTTGTTAATGAAAGAACTTCCCATTTTGTAGGCTGAGTTCCATATTCAAAGTCTGTGTCAATAAGAGATTGTGGTAGGGATACACGCATTTTTCCAACAGGATCCATAAAGGACTCATCTGGTTGGAAACTTTCTGCGTATTCGTCTACAGTAATTTGAAGCTTGTCTGTGGAATCCATTGCAGAAGTATTGTAGTTAAGAACAACAGTAGTAGTAGCTACGTTGTCAGAATCAATTTGTGCTATATAGGATGTTGCCTTTAGGCTAGGGTCAGAGAAGTTATAGATAACCTGGTTATCTGTTACATTTGTAATAAGAAGCAAACGCTCTCTTGGAATGTGATCTGGAATTACTACTGTTCGTGTAGATGGGTCAAATGTATAACCTGTCTCAAATAAAATTTTTCTAGCCATATTTTTATGCTCCTAATAATATATCCACCGCTTTGAATGGATATCCTTTCTTTTTTGTATTGACGTTTGGACCTAACATTACTCTAGCATCAAATGTAGATCCTGGTGGTGGAACTTCTGAATATGCAATGTATCCATCTGAATCTACCATGAAACCTTCTCTTGGTAGCATAGATTGCCAGACATATTCTGGAAAGTCCACTGTTTGTATTATACCATTAATTGTTAGCAATAGTTTAAGGGGATTGTAAATATTTACCATTTGCCCCTCAAACTTTGGCATAAATCTGCTCTTTATTCCATCAAATTCATATCTCATATCATCTAGTGGAATAATGTCTGGTAGGAATGGAAGACTTGCAAATATTAAATCATCTACATATTCTTTATTTGCTGCATCCGTATCGTCTGTAGGTGATGGAACTGTAACATGACCAGTAAATACTGGGTCATCTGTTCTAGCAATTTCAACATCAATAAAGTCTTTATCAATTGGAGAAGCAGCCCATGTACCAGTTGTTACATATCCAAGTGTGCTGATATTTGACGGTACACCAGAGTACTGTGCAAGTAAAATATCATCTGTTCCAATTTTTATTGCCCCATTTGGGCTAGTTGAAGTTCCTACTTGTGAGACTACATAAGAATCATTAGCAGATATAGTTCCAGAAGTTACAAAGATATAGTCTCCTGGTTTAATTAAACCATTGGTTGTTGTTTCACCATTAAAATCTGCTGCTCTTGTAAGAATGTATGGACTATCTCCATCTCCAGGATCAGTTACAATATATATACCATTGTGTCTTTCTTCTGTCTGATTTTTTAGAAGAACTCTTTGATTTATTTCTACTTCTGGACCATCTAGAATTAAAGCTCCGCTTATATTAGATGTAATATATGCACCTACTCCAGTTCCTCCTGAGGAGTCAGATGTTCCTGCAGTATATGTACCTGCTACATTTGATTGTGATACATAAACAACTTGAGTTTTTATGTTAATTCCTGCAGCAACAGTATCAACATAAGATTTTGTTGTTGCATGGTTAGCACTTGTTGGGTAAGGCACATTTACAACTCCACTAAATGTTGTTGTTGGATAAACGCTTACTGTTCCAGTTGCACCTGATGTTGAAGATCCAATGTTTATGTTAGTAACAGATCCTGATGCACCGCCAGTTCCTATGTTTATAGTTTTAGTATTTCCACTTGATGTTGTGTTACCAAATAAAGTTGCTGAAACAGCCCCTGTTGGAGTGCCACCGATCACAAGGGTAGTTGTGGCACCTGCAATATTAACGGTAGTTGCAACAGTATTAAATATATCCTGAGATGTTGCTGTTCCTACAATTGTTGGAGCCTTTAATGTTAATATTGCTGCAGCATCATTTGATCCAATGGTTAGTGCTGTTGCAGCACCTGCAAAGTTTACTGTAGTTGCAGTTGTGTTTATTAAGTTAAAGGTAGATGTTCCTGAAATTATTGACGTATTTATGGTTGGAGAGCTTGCTGTTATATATGTGTTTGTATCAATAGTCCATGTGTCTTGAGCAACTCTTTTTAATAAACCTACCCCACTTGATATCGCTCCAATCGCACTAAGATCTCCATCTAATGTTTGGTAGTTAGACAGAGATGCTGTTGTTGCATATGTAGAGGCAGCAGAAGATGTTGTTAGGTACCCAGAAATATCTGCACCTGCAGGAATTGTTACTGTACCAGTGAATGTTGGGGAAGCCAGAGGTGCGTATGTTGAATTATCATATGACCATGTACCTCCAGTATTTTTTAAGAAACCAGTTCCTGCTCCAAGAGTATTTATTCCTGCTAGAACAGCACTATATGCTTGAACAGATGAACCAATATCAGTTGTTACAACTAAAGTTTTTGAGGATGGAATGGTTGTTCCATTTATAGATGTTGCTGTTGCAACACCAATGGTTGGGGTAACAAAAATTGGGGAGTCTGGGATTCCAATTGTAATACTACCAGTTGAAGCACTTACAACAATTTCATTTGCTGTGCCAGTTAGGTCAAGGACTCCAGAATTGGATATTGCTCCTGTGCTGTCGTTGTAGGACAATCCAGTTCCAAGATTATTTCCAACTGCATCTTGTGCTCTTTCGTCCGTGTAATAAAGATTGGTTCCTTCAGATAGGTTTGTTGTGCTATAAGCAGACATTCCCAGGAATGCGGTGGTCTGATTTGAAGCATCTGGAAATGTAAGATTTCCGCTATTGTCAAATATCCAGACTTTTGAAGTTGCAATTCCATTTGTTGTAATAGTAAATCCAGTATCTTCTGAAATACCTGCATTATTATTTAATGTACTAAATGAAACAACTTCATCATTTGATATAACAAGATTTAATCCTGTTGAAAAAATGTCAGTTGCTACGGTAAGGTCTCCACTAAGGATTAAATTACCAGCCTTTGTTTGTTCTGTTGCAGAAGTATCTAAAAGTCCTGCTTCTACTGCTGTTTGATTTTTCCATAGTCCTGATGTTGTATCATAAGCAAGAACCTCATTGTCTGTTAAACTTTCATCTGCTTCAATTACTACACCATGAAGTTCTGTTAGCTCATAGCCATTTTGAATGTTTACAAAAATTTCACCTGCTGTTTGATGAGCCTTAACTACATATCCAAGAAATACAGAGTGTGCTGGCTCTGCTGGTACCGTTGTTGTATATGAACCTGCGGTTGAAGATAGCCACAAAGCAGCACCTGCAGTTAATCCAAGAGTATTAACTCCACGCAAAACCCCAAAGGTTGCTACAAATCCTTCTGCACCGTCTGCAATCGCTTCTGCTGTTAAGCCAAATGTTTTAGAAGATGTTGCTTCTGTATCAGCATCAGATAGTGCAATCGTTGGTCTTTGACCAGCAGCACCATTTATGTATACAACTTTACCCTTAGCAATAGATGCACCTGTAGCATTTTTAACTAAGGCTACCTGTTCTTGTCCTAATCCAATAGTTACATTTGCATTTAAAACTGTTGCTAAAAGACCGTCTCCATCGTCCCAAAAAATAGAGCCTGTTGCAGTTGGAACGGTTTCTGGGGTGGTATCAAATGTAATATAATCTGGATATGTAATAGAATCAACAGATGTAAGTGCTGCAGTAGAGTTAATGGTTATGGAGTCATTGATAGCATCTGTTGTAATAGATACGTTTGTACCTGCTACAAGGCTTAAAGTATCTGTAGATGAGTCTGCTACAACATTAGATTGACCAGTTACTGATATAGTTTTAAAGCTATCAGATGCTACACCTTCACCACCCCCACCAGAGGATACGTCATTCCATGCTGAATCATAATATATTCTAAGTTTATTGTCTGCAGAGTTCCAGTAAATGTCACCCTCTATTGCTCCTGAGGGATCAGAAGTTAAATTAACTAAATTAATTGGTACCTTAAATTGCTTAGAAGCCATAATACCTATTTTACCATTTAATCGTCATAGATGATATAAGAAATAGGACTCTTAACTTGATCATCAAGACTTTTTTGTACTCTAATTTTATGTTTTGCAGCACCTTCTGCTTGTTCTTTAGATGCAAAGTTAACACCTTTAAGACCGCATTGTACTTTTACCCATTCATTAATACCAATTCTACGTTGTACGGATGCTCTATACACTTGCTTCTGTGCCATGTAAGTAATTACTGCACGATACTGATACTCTTCTACCAACATGATATCTTGCTTTTTTTTCTTAAACATTGTCAAATAGTACTTTCTTTAAAGCTGGTTTTGGTTTTGCACCAACAATTGATTTTGTTCTTACTCCATCATTATATATCATAATTGCTGGAATTCCAGAAATTCCAAACTCTTTTGCTAACTCTGGCTCATTGTCTACATCAATCTTAATTAGCTTTGATCCAGTTTCTTGTGCAATTTCATCTAGTACTGGTGAAACCATTTTACATGGACCACACCACTCTGCCCAGAAATCTACAATTGTAGTTCCTTCTTTAACTAATTCATTAAACTCTTCGATATTCATACTTTCTCCTTTTAAATAAACGGTGACAGGAAGACCTTATTTACCTACACTGGCAAACGTGTCTCTCTGGACTCGTAACTGTAACTATCAACCATCACTAAGGACGACTTCCTGCCACCTAGAGCCCCTTTTCAGACTTGAACTGAAGACCTACGCTTTACAAGAGCGTTGCTCTACCACTGAGCTAAAGAGGCGTGTATTAAATTATACTACATTAACGTAGGGTGTGTTGGACTTGAACCAACGATTACTGAATTATGAGTTCAGGGCTTTAACCAACTAAGCTAACACCCCTAGATGGTGAGCAGTTTAATGTCTTTGCTCAGGACATCTGGTTAGTACCAGTTGTGTTTATTAGAATGCCCTAAAGCATTACATGGTGTTTTATATCTCCCCTTTATATATTTCAAACCCCATTTTATTTGTGTTTCAGGATTTGTTTTCCAATCAGAACCCATTGATGCCATCTTCTTACCTGGCAGGGACTGAGGTATTCCATGTGCTCCAGAGCTCTTATTATGTGCGTTTTGTCGCCAACCGCTTTCACGGTTCCAGAGCTTTACTAAACAGGAATGTTCTTTGTTACCCCACTTATATTTATCTTTCATATAAAAAGCAGCGAACTGTTTATTATATGCTGGGGTTCCGAAGGCAAATCTTTGTGCAGATCTTGATGCTGCAACTTGCCTTGTTCTATCTGTGTCAGTTGTTCTTACAACTAACTTTATTTTTTGCGGTGCCTCATTAGCACTGGTTTGATTCTGGGTTACTGGTAGGGATACAACAAATGTTGCAAGAACCGCAATAACGGGAATCAAAACCAAGGTTTTGAATCGCATTATTCTATCTTAACATAGTTAATAATAGAATGTCAAGTTATCTTGATTTACTGTATCCAGTTTTTCTTTTATTCATTGATCCAGGAGTATTATATCCGCTTCTATTAGGAACATTTTTAATTCTAATTTCTAATGCTCTTGCAACTTTATCGTGATGCTTACCCAATTTGTTTTACTTCCTTCCACATATCTTTTGTTTGTTCAATTAATAACATTGCTTCTAACATTGTCATTTCTAATAACTCTTCTTTATCTAAACCTAAATGTTCTGCATACCTTAAAACTTTTTGTATCACTTTAACTCCGATTTAATAAATTCAATAGCATGATCTATGCTTCCATCATTTTCTTTAATCCATTCAAGTTTATTCAAAACACTTCTTAAAGTATTTACTCTTACAAACATATTTACATTTTGCAGTTCACGCATTTGATCTCTGTAATAATATTCATTTTCAGACATTAAATTAAGTCCTCTGTTAGTTGTTCAAATTGTGGTAAAGTTTCTAAGTTGTCAAATATTCCCATTTGATTGTGTGGCACAGAAAGGCTATCTTCATCTTCATAGTCATCCCATACTGCTGTGTACATATCTGCATAGTCATATAGGGGCTTTTCTATTTTGTGCATAATACTTAATAGTTTTGTTGCAAACCAACGGACTACTGGACCAGCATCTTTTTCGTGGTGAAGCTCAAATTCCATTACGCTTCCTCCTATCCCATACATATCTTCTTACATTTACATAGCAGTTTAATGCTACAAAGGTTAAAATTAATAACTCAGCAACTGAGTGTGAAAGCTTCACGCATTGTCCCTTGGCAGAGCAGTCATTGTTGCATAAAAACATTCTGCAAAGTTTGCTGCTTCTACCGCAAAGTCTTCCATGTGCATCTCAGTTTCACCTAAACGATTTTTAACATAGGTTCTTAGACCATTTATATAAATATCAGTTAGTTCATCTGTTGACTTAATAAAATAACTTTTTCTTGGTGTTTCCTTAACCATTATACTCTCCATGTTCATATAAAATAACTGGGGTTAGTTCACCCATCCAGGCACCAGCACAGTTGTAAGAAATATATTCTTCAGCTTCTATTACGTCCATGTCATCACGCTCAACAAGTACCTGAATCATCTTGTCAAAAGAATAAGTTGCTAACGTAGGTTGACCACAACGTCTAGAGAAACCAATAAATGCTTCTTCAAATCCGTCCATGAGCATAATCTCTTCATCTGTTTCGTAATAAATTAAGCTTTCTAATTCTGTTTTATTCATTTCTATCCTTCTAATGCTTTAATAGTTGAGCAGGGATAATCATAGTTGTTACACTCGCTACAAAATTCTTCAGAATCACTTGAAGAACAACACTCAGGATCACCGCAGCCACCATCAGTTACTGGTGTGTGTAATTCACGAACAAGTCTAATAATTTCTTGTCTGCCTTGTTTACGAGCTAGAGTACATCTATTGCAAGGACAGTAATCAGACTTGGAATCTGGAATATCTGATGCACTACCTGCTGCCATTACCAGCCACCCAAACAATCATTTGAGTGGGTGTGTAACCAGAAGTTGCCTTCCATGTGTTTTTTGGTTGGAGCATATAGTTCAGTTTTACAGGCACCACAAACGTGTGACCATTCTTGTGCAAAGAAGTCGTATTGAAATCCTTTATCCATTAAAATCCTTATTAAGTGTTGTTATAGTAAATGTTATCATAACAATAAATTAATGTCAATAGTTTAAGGAATCCACATTTTAAATTCACGGGTAATAACTGTCATATCTGTTTTACCTGCGTGATAAACTTCAAGACCTACTGGCTGTCCTTTATTTGCTTTGAAAAACCATGTTCCACTGTGGATATTGTCTAGCTTTAGATCAAGCATTCTTTGACCTGTAAAGTCTGCTTCTTTAGTTCCAATATTTCTAGTAAAACGAATCTTCATATCGGTTGCTCCACCAAGCTCTGATACATTAATGTAAAAAGCCCAGTTTGCAATTCCTGTGGTTTTTGGAACAATAGAATCTTGTGCTCCAAAATCTAACTGCGTCCATGTCTTAGGACGAATTTTCTGGGGTGCTGGTTTTATTTTTGGATCTCCAGCTTTCCATGATACATATTCACTCATGTGTAACAGTATAGCAGAAGCCCCTGACAAAATCAAGTCAGGGGCTAAAACTATTTAATTAAGATGCAAGAATCTTGGCAGGATCAATGTCCTTACCTGCACTCCATCTAATGTTATCTCTCATTTCAAAGTGAAGATGTGGACCAGAGGAGTTGCCTGTATTACCAGACTCACCAATGTGCTGACCCTTCTTTACTTTATCTCCAGCCTTGACTAGAGCCTTTGAAAGGTGTGCATAGATTACCCATCCACCTTCAACTTTTTGTACCAACTGTGTGCCGTAGCTGGCACCCCAGGATGCATTTTCAATCTTGCCATCCGCAACAGCAATGATGTCTGTTCCAGTTGGAACTGCAAAATCTACTCCTGTGTGGTAGCCCTTGGACCACATCTTTCCAAGCTTCTTGTAAGGTGTTGTAACCTTACCACCCTTAATAGGTAAACCCATTTAGAACCACTCTTTTCATAATAAATTAGGGATTAATTCCCACCTTTATTATATCCTAAAGTGTACCCTCTGGAATAAAGTCAGAAAAATCTGCAGGATAATCAGCCCCTGGAGTCCACATTTTAAACTGTCTCATATCTGAAGTATAAGACTTGCTCCCACCAGTAATTCTAATTTGTACAACTACTGGGGAATTTGTTTCAATTACCCAACAATTTGAAAATACTAAAGTGCTTTTTGGCTTTGATCCCACATAGTATGTATTGGTGGCTGTTGAATCATTATTACCACCCTTAAGCCTAACCAGTCTTAGCTTAACATATTTAGGCTTCTTTTTGCCTTTCATTTTTATTGATGATTGGTAGCAAAATAGAGACCTATTTCCATTACCTTTTAAGTGGCTATTACCTTTAAACTTAAGAGTTACCCATCTATCTTTTTTAATAGATTGGTTAAAGTCAGCCTTTTTTCTAACAGATTCTTCTGCATTTGCAGTAACTGATGTTGACAAAATTAGTGCAAAAGCAATAATAAATGCAACAATTGTTTTATAAATATTCATTTTTTTTTCTCCCCTTAAAATGCTATATATCTATCCTAGCATAAAGAAAGTTAAAAGACTGATTATTTAGTTATACATTGTCCCTTCGGAGAGATTCGAACTCCCGACCTGTAGGGTAGAAACCTATTGCTCTATCCACTGAGCTACGAAGGGCTTGCTCCCCAACCTGGACTTGAACCAGGAACATTTAAATTAACAGTTTAACGCTCTGCCAATTGAGCTATTGGGGAATGATATTTAATTATATCGTGGTAGAGATAGGAATCGAACCTACACAGCTAAAGCGATTGATTTACAGTCAATGGGGCTCACCACCTGCCCAACTCTACCTTTGCTATACGGAAGAAGCAGAATGATCGTTAATAAAATCTCTTTCATCAACAATTTCAAAAGCAAACTTAGTTAAGGCTTCTTCATTTTTCTTAAAGTGATGACCGCAAAAATATAGTTCTCCAGTTACACCTTTAACTAAAACAAAGGCTTGTGCTGCACATCTGTCACAACGATCTGCAATTTGTAGTTGTCGTTCTTTTGATTCTGTCATCATTTCCTAACTCCTAATAATACTTGCGAACCGTCAATAAGTTCTGTTTTTAAAACTTTGTATCCGTTGTCTTCTAGTAGATTATTATACCCTACAACATCCCAAGCCCACAAGTGAAATTCGTAATAATTTTTATCAGTTTCGTGATATGGACTAGATGCAATTAAATACTTTGAGGGTAGGTCTCTTACAACACCATGTGGGTCTTCAAGATGCTCAAGAACCTCTGTCATAATTGCAATGTCTGCATACTCAATAGTAGAGTCATTATTAAAATCTGTATACCTAGCATCTACTTTGCGAACCTCAGTTGCATGTTTAATATTATTGGGTGCTAGGTCATATCCCCAAGATTTAATGTTGCTTTCTTTAAGTAGAGATAGCATACCGCCATCACCACAACCTAAATCAACAACTGTTTTTGCTCCCATTTCAATTGCATCTAATACAAATTGATGTGCAGCTAATAGTCTTTCACGATGTCCTGGTTGCTCTAGGTGATGTGCTGCATCACGATCTTCGTACCATTCAGCAGTAATGTATTCAGAACTATCTTTAAATAGTTTCCATTCCATAACTACATATACTTCATAAATCTTGAATCGGAATAATTTGCTGACTTGCTCATGGACTTCTTCCAGTCTTCTGGGAGCATCTCTGTAAGACCTAATGCACGAGCTCTACGAATAATGTGTCTCTTTGCTGCTTCATAACTTGAAGCACGACCTACCGATTGAATTGCGTTTGATAGGTCTGCTCTGTCTGCAATTGGGAAAGATCCATCTGCCATTGCCTGACCTCTTGCTGCCATTGCTCTGCGTTGCTTAGGGGAGTAATCTCTTTTTTGTACTGCGTCTGCCTCCGTGGTTACAATTGTATCAGATTTGTTTTCTCTTCTGTTTTTAATACTGTTCCACTTAGCAGTTGACCATGAGTATCCTGCATCTCCACCCCAAAGATCCCATGCAACTCTTCCTGGACTTGGAAACCCCTCTTCACCAGAACTAAATCCAGTGGCTTTCTTATCAACTTCGTGACGTGAAAAGAATGAGTACATGCGAGCAACAGTAGACTCTGATAGCTCTGTTCCATTTACAATTTGATTTGCTCTGGCTAAACCAACTCTGGTTCCACCACGCCTACCTTCTTTTTTCCATTCCAATGCTCTTCTGGCTGCTGACTTCATTCCATCTGTTGGTGTTAAACTAATATCTGCTTTAGACATATCATCGTCCATGTCATCATCCATTTGACCAGACATGTTTACATAGCCATCAGGGATTACTGCTAGTCTGCATTTGCCCTCAGCTTCTACTTCAAAAGCAATAATCTCACAGACGTTTCCACCTGCATATAATGCACAGTTTGAGCACTTGACTCCAATTTCTTTTTCATCATTTTCTTCAGCAGATTCATAACCTGCCCAAATTCCAGAACCGTCTTCATCAAACTTTCCGTATTGTTGGGCAATTTCTACTAATGCGTCATGCAAGGCTTTTTCGTCAGGTGTTAGTAGGTTTTCTAATTCATTCATAATAATATTATATACTATTTTCGTCAATCATAGCGTTGACTTCAGCCATTAAAAGCCATTCTTCTTTAGTAAGATCATTTTCATAATCTTCAAACTTCCTTGTTTTTTCGTTTTCTTGAATGGTCCAAGTGCCATTAGGATTCATTACAACTTCAAGGAGTCCCTTTTGCCAAACATCAAAAACCAGGGCATTAGTAATAGCCAAATGCTCTTCAAAAACTTCAGGAAAATGCTCTCCCATCTTTCTAGTCATTTTATAAACAAAGTCACCATCTGGATCTATACCAGCAATCTCTATGTAACCATTTTCAATCATGTAGGTAAACATTTCTTCTTCATCAAATTCTTCTTCATCAAAGCTGTTTAATTCGTCAAACATAATACCTCCATACTAATAGTATACAACTAAATAAAACCAATTCCACTTAGGAAATCTGATATATCATTTGGCATGTCCTTCATGCTTTTCTTTGGTTCTTGATAAAAAGTATCTGCTTTTTCTTTATGGCTTGTGTCTCTTGAGTCTCTAAAAGTATGAACTTCAATTTCTCTAGTTCCACGAGAAGTGTTTAGAATTGAGTTGTATATCGCACCACAAACAGCATCTGCTAGATCCTTAGAACCTTTTCTTGGGTGATCAACTTTATCACGAATAATGCGTAATTGCAATAGTTCATCTACAAGCAAATCAATTCTTGGTCCATAGATTCTTTCCTCTGCTACAAGCATTTGCATATCTTCATAATGCTTCTTTGCTACAGACAATGTTTCTGAATTCATTCCAAGGGATTTAAGTTCATTCATGATGTCAAATGAGTTCCATCTATCAAATGTTACCTTTTTAATTCTAAACCCTCGTGATCTTAACTCAAGAATATAATTCTTTACATCTTTAAACTCTACTGTCTTATCTGCTGTTGGAGTCCACCATCTAACTGCATCTACAACCACAAATGGATTAATTACTTCATGATCATTAAAGGTACTAAGAGTTACCCACTTATCAACGTGTGCAAGTGCTACCGCACAGTGGTCATGCTTTTGTGCAAGGTCAACGTGAACATAGTATTCTTTATCTTCTTGTGGTTTAAATGACTCAAAGAATCTTCCTGTTGAATCTACACCATTAGTTCCACTAAAACAAGTTTCAATCTTTTCTCTTGAACGGAAAAAGGCATCAACAGCATCAGGTGGCATACAAGCAAAACGAGACAAGGCATCAATTGAATTTTTATAGAATGCAATCTTAAAATCATCTATGCTTCTTGTAGGATTAATCTCCCACGTTGGTCTGCGTAATGCAAATACCTTTGGAAACTTGTAAGCATTAATTTTATCTTCTTCCCATTCAACAGTAAACTCATTAGAAGAAACTCCATCATCTATTGTTTCATCAAGCTTAAATGTATGCTCTTTTATCTCAACAGTTTTATCTGCAATAACAGATTCGTATCTTGTTTGTATGTAATCATTTTTATATCTAGGAAAAGAAAGTAAAACCACCTTTCCAAAGTCTGGAAAACGAGAGTCAACAGATGCACGATACATTTCATAAATAGCAGAAGCAGTTTTTGCCTGATCAGAGCCAGAAGTTGATTCTGTTGCAAAGCCTGAAATCTCATCAAGAATTACACACAGTACGTTGTATCCTTCAAATGATTCTCTTTCAGAGTGACCTGAATGACAGGTAATGCCTTTATCAAAAGTAACAGAACCAGCAGTTGGGGTGTACCTTCCTTGAAACCAGGGTGACTTATCTAGTCTTGTTTTAAATCCTTTAAAGAAAACATTCTTTGCCTGTTCAGAGTTAATAGCAATATTAAGAATATCAATAGAGTCACCTGGAGGTTTACCAAAGTACTTTGCAGGATCTTTTAAACACAGTAGTAAATAAACCATATAGGATACAGCAATTGTTGACATATAATCTTTACCAGATCCCTTACCTAACTGTAAGATAACTTCATTACATGTTTGATTCCATATCTTTGTTCCTATTTGTTCTCCATACAAGTTTATTAAAGTTTGTTTTTTATAAATTTGACTCATTGCTTTAATAGCATCATATTGATACTTGGAAAGAGGTGGTAGACCTAAGAAGTCTTCAGATGTAACAAATTCTTCTAGCTGAACTGGCTTTTCTTCAAACTCTTCGCCACCAAGAAGATCAATAATATCTTCAAACATTAAATTTCCTCTGCTTGACCTGTTACTTTGCTAAGTTTTCCAAACACAATTGGCTTACATCTTTCACAGCCTGAAACAACATCACGAATAATTTCTACAAGAACGTGTTGTTTTTCTTCTGTTTCTACAATCTTTTCTGCCATCTCATTGTTGTCAAGCATACCTGCTTTTTGTAACATATCAATTTGCTTTTGCTGAACATCTGCTACTAGCTTTAATGCTGCAGTCTGTTGAGGAAGTTGACCCTGCCTCTTGGCTTCTTCAATAACTTCCCATGCTTCTTTGATAAGCATTGAGTAGTGTTGGTCTGCTCCTGCTAGTGCTTCACGAGCACGAACTTGAACTTGTCTATCGCTACGAATAACCATACGCCATTCATCAAGGTACTCAATAACCTCAGCCCTTTTAAAGCCTGTTGCTTTAGCAATAACTGTAGGGTTTGTATTTCCCCTCAAAAACTCTTCTGCAACTCTGTTAATGTTTTCCCAGCGATTAGCTAGTTCAATTTCAGACATCTTTTTTAATCCTTTTCTTCTTAGGTTTAATTATACCCTTAAAGTCGTGCAAATAAAAGGATCTGTATCCTGTATTGCCAATAACATCAATCCATTCCATACCTGATTCTATATTTTTGACATACTTTTCAAACTTAAATTCCCCACGAACATTCTTTATTTTAACTAATGTTCCTGGCACAATAGTATCTTTTCCATGCTGGTATTCAAACTTAACATCCCAATTAGGATTATACTTTAACTGTACCTTTCTTTTTGACATTAACGATATCCACCAGATGTTGGAGCCCAAACAGAAACGTGTCCAACTGTCCAACTTCTTGTAAGAACATTTTCACATTCTCCACATTGCTGATGATCTCTGTCATCTACCCTAACATTTGACTTTGTAATAGTCTTATCACATTCAATACAGGTATACTCATACGTTGGCATTGTATTTTCCTTCTAGTCTATTAATTTCATCATTGATATAAAAGATTGCTTTCTGCAAGTCTTCTATTTGCTTTCTATCATCTTTAATGCCAGCTCTCCATAGGTACTTAAAGGCATTTCCAATATTAAAGTTTCTGTGTCTTGTAATCTGAATACACTCTACCCCAGACGGATCAGATGTATAATGCTCAGGATGATTTACCTGATCTACTTCAATGTGAAACTTTTCTTTATCTTTATATTCAAACATTTAACTCTCCATATATTTCTTTAATTCTTGGTACCGCATGTTTAGCAGTTATATCTTCCCAGTTCCATTGTTTGTGTACTTCAATAGACTTGTCAAAAGATTTCTTAAACTCTTCTTCCTTGTTTTCATAAACCTGTTTCATATTATATCTTATAGAGTTAATATCTGGAAGATAGATTTTTCCCAGATAAGTGTCTGTAAGGTATTCTGGTAAGCCATCTGGTACATCAGACAATGTGCTATCAATCTTATAATCAATTAGGTCTTTATATTCTGCCCATTCCCAAGTTGTAATTGTTGGTAGACCCGTTGCCATTGCTTCTAGTGGCATCATTCCAAACCCCTCACCCCATGACGGATACACAAGGCAATGTGTGTTATGCAACATCTTAAGATAGTCATTAAATCCTAAAGACTGTTTAATTGTTTTAACATTCTTATAAGCTACTTCTGGTGCAACTTTTTTTCCTGTTCCATCATCAACAAGAATTGTATGACCACGATCATAGGCTTTGATAATCATAATTACATCTTCGTTGTCTGCAAACTCTTCTAAGAAAGCTTCAACTGCTACCTGTCCACCTTTACGAACATAAGGCTCTCCAGTATGTAAAAAGAAAAATTTATCTTCTCTTAGTTTTCTTTTTGCTGGGACAAACTTTCCAGACACACCATGAGGATAAACATTGATTGGCTTATCAACCTTTTTCCTGAATACATCTGCAGTCCATGTTGATGCTGCCCAAACTTCGTCACCCTTATTCAAACACTCAGCCCAGTAATCTGATATCTCTGTTGTTTCGTGAGAAGAATATAAAATATTATACGCTCCAGAAAACATTATGTGTTGATTTGGTGTGGCAAACGAGATATTAACTTTAGAATTTAAATCAAAATTAGATATCTTAAATCCATTATCAACAAAGCCCTGAGCCATGTTTGCAGCAGCAGTTGGATATCCCATATCCTGATTCTTAAATCCCTTATGAAGGTTTACTCCTGTTAAATTTAACTTCATCTTTTTTTCCATGTTCTTTGATTTTTGATTAAACCATATTCTACCAGATGTCTGTATATCGTTTGGTGACTAGTTTCGCATTCTTTTGCAATCTCTTCTATTGTCTTTTTATCTAAAACGTACCTCTTGGTAAGCCATGATTTTGACTTATAAAGCTTCACAGACGCTCCGTAAGCGTTTTATATGCATAATAGGCTATTCCTGTAGCATCTCCCACATCATTGTCTGAAATTGATGTACCAAACTTATCATTGAAGAAATCCATTGTTCTTTGTTTTCTTATTTCTCTGATCTTATTCTTATACCAAGATGCTGACTTTCCAGGGAAATCTTTTTGTACCTGCATCTTTTCTGCATTAGTAAAGTTTTTATTGCCAATATGGGACTGCCAAGAAATGGGTGCAACTGTGACCACTTTAGTCTGTGGCTTTAGAATTACAGACAAGATAGCACCTACAATCATAGCAATCTTTAGACCTGCATCTGCAGATCTGACCATTATAGCAGACTCAACAGCGACATACTCAGGATTACAAAGCTTATGGATTGCTTTTGCCTTATTATTGGCATCTTTAATCTTTTCATAGATATCTGTTCCGACTATTGGAAGCTTGCCCATCTTAGTTGGCACTCCATCTTCAAACAAACAAAATGCAACAGAGGCAGTTGAGGCATCTATTCCAAGTACTCTATCTGCTTTTTGTTTTAGAAGTTTTGACAATTGCATTCTTTATTGCCTCCTTAGCGGTATTTGCTCTTTCTCTTTTCTTTTTATTTTGGCAAAGAACACATATAGAATCTGGATTATGCATACTTAGGGTTGATCCACAGGAACAAAGTCTTTGCTTACCTGCAAGCCTTTCCTTTTTTGCATAATACTTTTCCATAATTCTTTTGTTTGTAGAAATTCTGCAGCATGTTTGAGAACAATACTTTTGATTATGAGTCTTAAACTCAAAATCATTTCCACATTCAATACAAGCTTTGATCATTGACTGCGTACCTTTAATGAATCAATTTTAGTTCTACCATCTGGTTTTGACCAGCAAGAATCCTTGATTGGGCAGTATGTGCAAGGGAATGCATTTTCTTTAAATGGTCTTTTAATGTTTTTACCATCTACCCAAGCCTGATATACTTCTTTCATCCAGTCAAAGATGTAATCAGCATAAACTTTATTTTCTTCAGACATTACAATTGGAATTACTGCAATCTCATGTGAATTCTTATTCTCATACAAGAAGAATCCTTCTTCCAATCCTAGAACTTTCATATAAATTAAAAGCTGTACAACGTGGCTGTCTGCTCCAGTTGATGTGTCTTTACGAATATCAAAACTTTCTGCCTTTATTGTTTTAATCTCTCCTACAACTTCTTCGCCATCTATTTCCATGATAATATCTGCAAACCCACGAATTGGTGGATTGACTGACTTAATTTCACGTTCTAGTTCTTTAACTAGTCCAGCCTTTTCCATTGCACCCTGAATACGCTCATGAGCCTGTGTACCTGCATTCATTGCAGCCATACCCTGAGCATTAAAACTATCTTTAAATTCAGTTCCAGTAAACGCTAGGCTCCAGTATCTGGCACAAGTACCATACCCATAACCAACTGTGGATGGTGAGAAGGTTTTCTTTTTCTTAAAATCTGTTCCATTCTTACCCTGTAGATAAGACTTACCGATTGCAAGACGAAGCTTTTTAGCATCTACCTTTGTGTTTCTTGGTTTTGTTGTTAGTGTTTTAATTAAATTCTTTGCCATTATGCTCCTAAGTTATATCTTGCTACATACTTCAATGCATCTACCATTTTATCAAGACTATCTTTCATTGTATAGTAAACGTTTTTCTTTGTGTTATTAATGCTTCCAGATGGACCTTTTGCTACCGTTGTATAGTATGTTGCAAGTACAGCAAACTTAACACTCATTGCTTGTAGTTTGCCAATTAGGGCTACTGCCTGAACAGATGGAATATCTGGCTTCATCATAATCTTAACAATAATTGCCATTGCTTCATCAAGTTCTGGATCATTCATAAACTCATGAATGTCATTAAACTCTGTTACTTGGTTAATATAATCAAGTGTTGATTCCATTTGCTCTCTCCATTAAATCTTCTAGAGCAGCCCATTCAATGACTGCTAATCTTATCTTTCTTTTCTCACCAATTGATAAGAGTAACGCTGGTGATTTATTCATATCTGTTCTTAAGGTATCTGTAACAATCTTAGACCAGACATTTTCATTCAGTGTAAAGCTTTTACCTGCCTCTTTTACATCTACAATAAACTCTTCCCATGACCCATCACCTTTTTGATACTGACCACGACCAGAGTTCTTGTGTGCTTTAGCACCTATTCTTTTTAGTTCTCCTGCTTCACTCATAGCTTTGCCTCATTGTTATGACCTGCAGCACAAGTATACTTAAGAACCATTTCATCTTCATTAAGAACAGCAAATCCAATTGACTCCATGCAGATTTGGCAAACAAATGTTCCAGTTACCTTTAGTCCTTCTGATTCATCATTCTTTTTTAACTTAATAAAGTCTTCTGGATTTATACTCATAGCTTTGAATATACCTGTGACTCTAAAGTATCAAACACTTCTTGGTTTTCTCTTACATACTCAACAACCTTTGCACGACCCTGCAGTCTCTGGTCTAGTACGGTATACCAAGCACCACCACGTTCAATGATTCCCATAAGCTCTGCTGTATCAACAAGGTCTGCAACCTTATCTACACCAACATGGTCTCCCTGGAAATAGAAGTCATACGATCCACTAATAAATTGTGGTCCTGTCTTATTGTAATCAATTGTCCAATTTACTGGACGACCAACACGCTGTTCAATTAGTCTATCTCCAACAGATACTTTGTCTTTGATAGAACTTGCTTCGGATTCTGATGACCATAATTTTACAATTGTTGATGAAAAGAACTTTACAGCCATACCACCAGTGGGGATGTGAGTTGCATGCATTCCACCAAAACTATTACGTTGCTGTGAAATTAAAACAAGCAAGGTATTTTCATTTACATAGTTAAGCATTTTGACTGCGTGAGTCATATCTTTTGCTTCTGCACCAATTTGCTTAGTATCCTGCAAGTCTTTTAGTTCGTTACCATCTTTTTCAAAATAGATAGCAGGAAGTAATGCAGAAATTGAATCAACAACAAGAATGTCTACTCCAGCTTTCATTAAGTCTACTGAAACGTCTACCATGTCATTAATTGTTTTAGCAGAAGAGTAAATTAACTTGCTAGAATCTACTCCTAGTTTTTCTGCCCACTCTGGAGAGTATGATGCTTCAGAGTCAATCCACGCACATGTCTTTCCAGCTTTTTGTGCTTCACCAATCATCTGTAAACAAAAAGATGATTTACCAGCAGACTTGTTTCCCCATACTAGGATCTGCCGTCCATATCCAAAACCACCCTTTAGTCCAACGTTAAGACTGAGGCTTGGTGTTGATTGTTTTTCTATTTCTACTTCTGTTGCTGCCTGAACCCTTTTTCTTGTTTTGGGGTCTAGCTTTGACAGAATTTCTTCCATTGCTAATTCGGTCATTTAAATGATTCTCCAATACTTCCGCTAATTCTTTTACTTCTTGATCACGCATAGATTCTAATTTTTTAATAATAGAATACATTTGCTCTTCATCGTATCCTCTAATTACAAGTAGTAATTCTTCATTTACTCCTTCTAGAAGATATCCTCTTATTTTCATCTGTCTATTATATCATCCCAGTACGCCATGCATTTTTGGGCGTTCTGTATTAATATTAATCTTCTTCATTAAAGTATCTTCTAGAGAGTCCTTTACATCTCCATGCATTCTTAGTCCCTCATAAAGATCAAGAACACGGATTAAAATGTCAGCAAGTTCTTCAACTACCTCTTGCTCACCTTTTTGCTTACGAAGAGCCTCAAGCACTTCTGTAACTTCAGAATGAATCATTGCAAGTTGCTTTCCAAAAAAGATAAATGTATCTCCTACTGGTTCAGCATTTGAGTACATGTAGTCCCAAAAACCTTTTTCTGTTGCATTCTTATGAATTTCTTTTGCTAAATTATCTAGATTCATCTTTCAAACTCCTTTACTGTTACGCTTCCTGATGTTGTTGTTTGTAATACTGGCTTGCAATGTGTACCTGGCTTCATATTAATTAATGCAGTTGCATACATATTAGGGAAAATTACAAGAGAATATAACTCTTTATCTCTATCTGCTAATACTGCATTAGCCATTTTCTGACCACTCTTTGTTTTTCTTGGAATAAAACTAATTGTGTATAGCTCATTGTCAGCAAGAGTCATTGTCTTAGCCTGTATATATTTAATAAATGGATCACTTAGGTCCTTCATGTTTTCTGCAGTTGCATATGCTCCAATTCGATTATCTGCAACTAAGAATATGTAGATCTTTCCTGGTTCAATTACTGTATCTGATCTATCAAAGATACCAACCGAACCTGTTTTGTCTACAATCTCAATTCTGCTCCAGCCGTCACCACGCTTAATAGATTTTACCATAGCCATTACAAGGAAGGAACCCTCTTCTGAGTATTCTTCAAGTGGTCTTGCATAAGCTTCAACCCATCTTGGCATGTCACTAGTAAACTCAGGAATGTTAAGGTACTCATAATAGTTATCCTTCTCATCACCAATTCTTGGATTATCCGTAAACGCTGCAGCACCAACCTTATTTAATGATTCTACTGCTCTGTTGTTTACTCCAGAACCTTTAGCCGTTACAAATTCCTTAAACTGTTGATAACTGCTAAATGGTCTTTCAGCGATAATCTTGCTACCAATGTTTTCTGAAATAAACTTAATGTTGCCAAGTCCAAATCGTATAGCATCTCCGTCCAGGGAAAAGTCAATGTCAGACTCGTTAATATGTGGAAGTCTAATAGATATACCCATACGCTTTGCTTCAATCAGGTAGTCTGTACGAGTATCCTTATCCTTTTCATTCTTAAGAAGAGAATACATAAATTCGTGTGGATAATATTTCTTTAACCAAGCCGTCCAGTAAGATAACATTGAGTAAGCCACAGCATGTGATTTATTAAATGAGTATCCTGCGTGTGCTTCAAAGTCATGCCATAACTTTTCTGCTTGCTTCTTTTCAATATGCTTTGAGGCACCAGTAACGAACTGTTCCTTGTACTGATCAAACTCACGAGCATCTTTTTTCTTACCAATAATCTTTCTTACCTTGTCAGCTTCTGCCATAGACATGCCACCAAGATGCACACAGGCAAGCATGACTTGTTCCTGATATAAGATACAGCCATAGGTATCCTTTGTAAAGTCTTTTACAATTTCGTGTACATAGTTAACTGGAGCCTTACCCTTTTTACGCTTAATGTATTCTGCACCAATAGTATTCATGGCACCTGGTCTAACTAGTGCGTTAGATGCAGCAAGTTCGTCAAAGTTATAGACACCCATCTTAATCAAAAGGTTTGTATATGGTACTGCTTCTGCTTGGAATACACCCTGAGTAAACCCTGCTGTTAGGTCTGCATAAACTTCTTTATCATCAAGAGGAATTTCACGCAAATTAACTTTCTTCTTTTTACGCTCTACAATAATATCTAATGTATCGTGAATTACTGTTAAAGTTTTTAGACCAAGTGCATCAATTTTAATCAAACCAATATCTGCAGCCTGTTCCATATCAACAGCAACTACCTGTACTCTTTCATCAGACTGAGTATCTTTACGAGTTTCCATTGGAGCATAACGCCAGATTTCATCCTTAGAGGCTACAATACCAGCTGCATGCATTCCTGTTCCACGAATACGACCACGAAGTCTTTCAGCATACTTTACGACCTCTGGATATTTTTCACGGAACTCTTTACATGCTGATGCTGTCATAAACTCATCCCAAGTTTCAACACCTTTAAGTGCCTTGTTAACCTCAGGCAAAGGAACGTGAAAAGCTCTAGCAACGTCTCTTACAACACCCTTATCTTTGAATGTTAAGAATGTTGCGATAGATGCAACGTGAGTGTATTGGTCAGAAAGATATTCTTTAACTTGACCACGCTTACGATCTTCATAGTCTGTATCAATATCTGGAAAGTCATTACGTTCTGGATTAATAAAACGGAAGAATAGTAAGCCATACTTAATTGGGTCTACTTCTGTAATTCCTAGTGCATAACAAACTAAAGAACCTGCTGCTGATCCACGACCTGGACCAACTAAGATGTTATTATCTTTTGACCAGTTAATCATATTGCCTACAACAATAAAGTAAGATGAGAAGTTCTTTGACTTAATAATATCTAATTCTTCATTTAGTCTTGCAAGGTATTCTTCATTGTCTGCAAACCCACGCTTGGCAAGACCTGTAAGTGCTAACTGCTCAAGTTCGTAATCTGGATCTTTGTATTCAGCAGGAAGCAAATCAAGATTTTCTTTAAAGTCATAGGAGCCAATCTTTTCAGAAATCTCAACTGAGTTTTCATATAAATCATCACGATCAATTCCTTGATCAATCATTAAGTCTTTAACATCTTTATGACCCATAAGGAAAATGTCTAAGTCCTTGAATGACATAAAGCGATCTCCATAAAGATAATCTAATCTTTCAATAAGGTCTTTAATCTTACGGCTATCTTCAAACTTTGCTTCTTTGCGAATGTTTGGGTGTGTTCCAAGGATAAGCATAATTTCTTCTGCTATCCGATCCTCTGGAGAAGCATAGTGGCAATCAAGTGTTACTGTACTCTTGATACCCATGTTGTCTGCTAGTTCTAACATTTGATGATTTAGTTCTGCAGGATTATGAGGCTGCAACTCCATGTAGAAGTTATCTCCAAACACCTCTTTAAACCACGCTGTGTGCTTCTTAGCCATCTCCATGTTGCCATTTTGAATTGCCTTAGCAATAATACCATTCATACATCCAGAGACAATTACCAAGTCTGATGAATACTTTTCTAGGACATCAAAGTCAATTCTAGGCTTAGAAAAGAAGCCTTCGTTCCAACCAATTTCAGATAGCTTAGATAAGTTCTGTAAACCATTTTCATTTTGTGCAAGAACAATTAAGTGGTTATAGATTTGATCTTCTGCTCCACGATCTTTCTTTGCTCTTTTGTCTAAACGGTCAGGTGTAAAGTATGCCTCAAGACCAAGAATTGGTTTTACCTTTGTGTCTTTGGCAGCAATAAGAAAGTCTCTATGACCACTAAGTGTTCCGTGGTCTGTGAGCGATAGGGCTGTCATCCCCACCTCTTCTGCACGTTTCAGAAGTTCTTCTGGTGAGGAGAAACCATCTAGCAAACTATAGTATGAGTGCGAGTGGTGATTGTGATACATTTTTCTCCAATAATAATGAGTGAGGGTGACAAGCAATTATAGCCCATCACCCTCACGATTGTCAACTAACTTTTACCAGTCAACTGATGCACTTGCATTTACGTCTGCATCAAGACCCATGAAGAATGCTTCTTGGTCTGAATACTTTACTTGACGTACAGCAGTTTCATCAAGATTGTAAAGGTCAAGACCCTTAAAATCAAATGGTGACTCATCTGTAGTTAGTGGGAATAGGGAGTAACTGGTTTGTGTTCCAGTTCCTGTTCGCTTTAATCTCCAAATGACATTTGTGATTGACCCTGTATCACCAGCATATTCAACAATTGTTGTTGTTGTTGGTGACTTTGGACCAACGCCTTGAGACCAAATAGCAACGTATGGTTCATCAGTACCCTCGTCTACCAACACGTTTGTGTAGTAGCGAAGACGAGCTTTCCATCCTGCTTTTGGATCACGGCGGTTCATCTCACAACCATAACAGCGACCTTCTTCGTCCATAGTGCATACACACTTACGGCGATAGTCCTTAGGGTTTGTATGTTCTGCACATACAATTGCTAAACCACGTTCTGTATTGTAATTTTTTGAATCTGCATCTACTTCGTTAAGAAAACGAATCTTAACGGACTGTCCATCTTCTAGCTTTAGCCAGCGAGCCTTTGGACCACTTTCGCTTCTTGGGCGATCAATTAGGTTTTTAATATTTGCTAAACCTGTAATACTTGCCATAATATATTTCTCCTTAATAGTTGGTTCGGTAAGTGAACCTGTCTAAACATTGTATCAGATTGACAATGCTAAGTCAAGTGATTTAATTTGTTTGTATGAAGATAAAATTTGCTCATCTGTCATATCTCCAATATCTTTTACTTCATCTGGGAAGTCCATTGCCAGGACTGGTACAGTTAAGTTATTGTTTAAGTTGGTCATTAACTTCATTCCTGCTTCATCTTGATCCATAGCAAGTATAACTCTAACTGCATACTTGTTTAAAAGCTTAATCTGATTCTTTCCTAAATTTGCACCGAGAGTTGCTACAGCAGGGATGTTAAGTTGCCATAATCTAATTGCATCAAAAGATGACTCTACAATAACAATATCTTTAAACTTGCAATTGTTTAGATTAAACAAAACTTTGTTTCTTGGCAGACCTGTAGAATTCTTAAAAGACTTTCCTTCAATTGAACGACCAACGAATCCAACACATATGTTTGTGTGAGAATAAACTGGAACAGTTACCATATCTTGCTTTTCTGAGTATCCAAGCCTAAAGTGTTTCATTGCATCTGAAAGAATGTTTCTACGATTAAAATAACTTAGTGCCCTTTCGTCTTGCATTAAGGATGAATGTAATCTTGTTACAGTTCCAGGGTCAAACTCCTGAAACTCTTCTTTAACTTCAATATCTTTTTCAATAACAGAAGAGAAGTCAATGCTTCTTTCTGCTGAAGAAATAATTCTACTTGCTTCAAAATAATTTCTATTAGTAGTTCTCATAACAAGATCTAATAGGTTTCCACGCTCACCACAAGAGAAGCATACAAACAAACCTTTTTCTTTGCTTACTTCACACGCTGGTGTATTTTTATTATAGTGAAATGGGCAGAATACTAGATAGTCAGAGTCTAACTCTGTTCCTACTTCGATTCCACAGACTTTGAGGATTTCTCTGATTTGGTCTGGGTCGTAGGACTCATTGGAACTAGCTTGTTTCCAACTACTCCTTTGTAACATTTAGCTTTTACCTTTCCTAGATATATACCGTACCATGTTATCTTAAATTCGAACGAATGTCCATTGTAACTTGTACTAAATGCTGGATCTAAATCAAGATGAGGAACATAACCCTTAATTCTCATATATTCTTCAACAATTATTTCATATTGAGCTCTAAGTCTTGGAAAATCAGCATCATCATAGATCTGTCCATCTATTGAAAAGTCTTTAATTTTCCTGTGTCCTGCGAACTCCATATATCCATTATATTGTACTAAAGACTATGAAGGATCGTCAATTTCCTCAAACTTTCCTTTATCAAAATCAGCAAACATAATAAAGTCACCAAGGAATCCGTGGCGATTCTTTCTAAATGCACATTCAAGTGCATCAGAATTTTGTTTTCTACCCATAGCAAGAACCCAGTCAGCATCATAAGCAATTTGTCTAGACCATGCTACCTGACCTAACTGTGGCACAGATTCAAGGTCTGAGGCATCGTCAGGGGTCGCAGAGGCAATTGCAATGATAGGTACTTGTTCAGATATGGCTAAAAGTTTAAGCTCTCTAGATAGATTCTTAATCTTAACAGTCTCGTTTTGACTTGTACCTGCATTGTCTTGCATCAACTGTAAGTAATCAATAAATACAATATCAGGCTTATACTGATCAATCTTTGCTCTAATAACGTTTGGCGTTACTTCACTACCACCATCATTTGAAATAATCTTAAATGGCTGTTTTCCTACAACGTTTTTATCTGCCCAGTCTTTGAACTCTTGCTCATCTATACGACCAGCACTAATTGCACGATGGCTAAACTTTCCATCACCTGCAATTGTAAAAATACGATTACGAACTTCTTGCTCTGTCATTTCAAGAGACAAGATCATTGGCACACGACCATTTTCCCATGCCTTCACAGCAAGGTACATAGCCATCCATGACTTACCAATAGCAGGGTATGCAAGGAGGATACCTAGTTGTCCCTTTGATATTCCCATTGGCAAACAAATATCAAAAGCAGCAATTCCAGTTTTAATTCCTACGTCACCATTCTTTGCAGCCTGACGAGTCTTTTCAAAGTGTGCAAGTGCATCATCAACATCAGTTACATCAATGTCTCTTACCTTTGCAGTAAGTCTAGAGATAGAAGAAATATCAAAGTTTAAAGAACTCAATGCGTTAGAAGATTGATTATCTTGAAGTAGTTGAGCAGCTTTCTTAACAGCACTTCTTAATGAGTCATCAAGAAATGTTTCTTTTAGTCTATTCACATGATAAATGGTTGGTCCAGCATCTACTGGTTCAAAGTCACGAAACCTAGTTGCAAGTAAATCCTTATCTGGAATCTGCTTTGTTTCGTTGTAATATTCTTTAACAAAATCCCATACATCTGCACAGCTTTTAAGCATTGAGTCAATATTGTTTTCATACAAAACATGAATATCTTTATTCTTACATACTGCAGAAATTACTTCTACTTCTTCACGCATTCCCATTAAAAAACTCCTGCTTCAACTTTGCTGTTTGTGCTCTACGTTCTGCTCTTAATTGTTCATCTCTAATGTTTGATTCATAAGAATTATACACTACATCAAAATTATTGAATAGCCAACCTAAAGGATGACCATCTTTATTTAACTTAAAGTAATATTCAATACCCTTAGTTACTTTTTCTTTGCCATAGTCATCTAACAAAGATATGGCTCCCCACTTTTCTTTGTACTTATTTAAAGATGGTTTCTTGCCATACTTATTCTCGTAACACTTTTCATAATGAGCAAGGATGCCAAAAGCAGCACCTACCGATTCTTTTGTCACTTACCAAGATCCTTTTCAATTTCTTGAACTTTTTCTACAAGCTTTGATGAAACAAATTCATAGATACGATCTACTGCAGCATCTGTGTTAGCATCAATGTCACGAACGAAATCATCTACACCAATGTCAATGTGAATGCTTTCATAGTTACCTAGATTTTTTACGAACTTTAGATCTACCTTTACCCGTGTCAGATCTTTCTGTACCGATTTCTCCATTTAATTCACTTTCTTCCATTGATCCAACAAAGCCAAATGCTTTGTTCCTAGAAAACTCTTCTTCAAGTACAAGAACCTTAGAGACATTAAGCCATCTATCTGATATTGCTAATAGCATTTCAGTATCTGCATTTAGTCTTGCTAGTTCCTCAGCGTATAGTAAAGAGCTTGCTGCGTTAATTATTGCATAGTCTTGAGTTATTGTCAACACTTCTTCTTTGTCTTTGTTTTTCTTCTTATGTTTACTCATATTCTTCAGCACTCCAAACTGGAACAAAGTTTCCTTCTTTCGTTCTCATATATAAAATTGGTTTCTTGCCCAGTACAGCATCTATCTCAGATACCGTTGGGACATTCTTTGATACAACTATGCCATCTTTTCTTGGTCTGCCACGATGAACATTTGCAAAGAATTCTCTTAACTCATAAATGTTTTCTTCAGAAAAGTAATATACGCCACTTCTATTTTCATACTCTACAATAAATGGTCTGGAAACATCTAGGTTCCAAATGGCTCTTCTAATTCTATCTTCATGTCTTTTTAGAATACTGGCTACCTCACCGATTCTAAATGCTGGCTTTCTAAACTTCTTGTAGTCACTGTAAGTATATTTAACTATCTTGTTTTGATTATAGTTAAGTGCGTGGCAAATGTTTGCAGAGGCATTAGTCCTAACAACCCTATGTAATTCTCCATTAAGAAAGAATATTAAATTGTGGTTTTTCTTGACCAACTGCCCATCGCTGAAAGCTTTAGGACTTCTCTTTCTTTTTTCCATATCCATACTGCAAAACTTCCTCTATTTTGGGGGTGATTAAAGATCCATCTTTTTCCACATGTAAAACAATATAATTCTATATGTGTTTCAGAACTAAAAACTCTATCAACAAGCACCCTGCCATTGCATACTTTACACCACATTGTTAAATTATAGCGTAAAGTTATACTTTAAACATCTTTCCATCAACGATACAAGAGTAGTCTGGTGATACATGAACTAGTTGAATGTGTGGATAATTACCATTTTCAATGTGAGCAATAGCAAATGCTTTCTGCCAGTTATGATTATTTGTATACATCATTCCTGTAGATTTTTCATCACACATATGACCAATCTCATAACCTCGTAAGGTTTCACCCTTACCACCGTTTCTAAGTTCATAGGTATTAAAGTATACACCTGCACGATGAGAGTGTCCACGAATTAAAGATACGCCAAAGTTATCTACATCTTTACGAACTGACTCACCTGCATTTTGTGAAATAGCGTTACCATGATGAACGTGAATATCTCCAAACCTATGAGCAGGTGGTTGGTTGTAATAGATGTAATCATATCCAAGACTATCCAGGTTCCACAAACTTTCTGGTGTAGTTACTTCAATATAATCTGGTAACTTTGCATCTACATAATCAAACACACGAATATCATGATTTCCAAGTGCAGAAAATAGCTGTGCATTTTTAGCAACCTTGCGTGTCTTAGTGTAGAAATCTCTTGCTAGTTTTGCTTCATGCTTCATAAGAGGAACAATAGCATCGCCATTGTTATCCTTGTGCATCTTTAAAAACTCTGCTGACCGTCCTTCTGTGTACTTGCTATAGCAAGCCTGATCGTCAGTATCACCTAAGTAATCAACAACGTCTGGCTTAAACCATCTCATTACCTTAAACCATAACTCAATCATTTTATCATCTTGATATGGGAATTGCTGATCGGATGATATCATCCACTTTAAATCGTTTGTCATTGTAAACCTTTCTGTTTACGCAGCTTTGGCTCTAAGGCGACAAACCTTAGAGCAATACTTGTAGTGCTTATCTGCAGATGCAGGTATAGTGTAACTAGTGTAACAGTGTGAGCAAATTTTATCAATAGTTTTTTTAGATTTGCACATAGAGTTACATCTTTTTCTTTTTTTCATAACACTTGGTGTGCCATAAAATGTTTTGCCACAGGACTCACATTGTTTTCCAACCCAAGTTTCATGCATTCTGTATAAGGATACATTTTTCATTCCGTGAGCTTTATCATGCTCTTCCCTATGACAAACAAAAAGATTATCTGTTCTGTTATCTGTTTTTATTTCATTTATATGGTGAACGGATTCATACTCTTTTAAGTATCTTCCAAGTTCTTTTTCTATATTTATAACGTGCTCAAAATACCAGCCTCCATGCAAGGCTTTTGGATGTTTTGGCTCTTTTACCAAAACATAACCATTTAGTATTTTATGGAGCATCCCCAACCGCAATGTAATTAATAATTACATCCTGTCCTGCTTTTAGCGATTCACCGTCAATTGGAGTAACTGTACATGTAAAACCATTTTTTGTAACATTAGCTACTGATACAGCAAGTTGCTCTGCTGATGTTTTGTTCTTACGCATATCTGCAGTAGCAACAACAATTACACTTGCATCTTTAAAACCATTTCCAGGGAAGTCAACGTATGCATTAAATGCTGCTTTAGATTTTCTAGCATCACCAATTTTTTGTTGATCAGCAATTACTTTAATTTTACCTGCAGAGGCTATTGCATCTCCAGCATATGTAATTGGTCTTGCCCTGTTCTCTGCATCTGCTTTAGTGTTAGCTGCAAGTTGTGATTGCAAGGTATTAATTTCAGACACAAGACTATTCAACCACTCAAAAGTAATTGGTTGTCCGTCACTTAGTTGTGCTGCCATTAAATTTATTCTCCTTTAGATTCCTTGAGACTTGCAATTTCTGCATCCTTTGCCTCAAGTGCCTCTGTTGCTTGTGCCTTAAGCACAGCCATTTGTGTTTCATAATTACTAGTCATTTGTCCAATTCTGCTTTGCAGTTCTTGTACTACTAGTTCCAGTGTTTTTGACATTACTGTCTCCTTTGTCTCTTGTACATTATATCATTTATAAAGTGTTTCTGCAACCCTTTATTCTGCTTCTATTTCTTGAATTCTTTCTTGTAGCCAAACGTGTTTTGACTCTAAAGATTCAATTATTTGATCCTTTACTTGGTTAAAGTCAAGATAAAACCATGGAATATCTTCATGTGGTACTCCTTCAAAATAATTAAAAATACCGTAGTAAGTTTCTTTTTCTGAATTATTAAATTCTAACTGTTTGTTTAAAAATAATAACTTATCTTCTTTATTCATTTTTTCCTCCTATCCTGCATAAATAATAAAGTTTACAGCAACATATGGTGGAACTGTTGCAACTGTAGATGTTGCTGCCGTATTATTATCGTTTGTTCCCTCTGTAATAGAACCAGTAAATGCATTAATGCCATGGCTATGATCTGTGTCATCTGTTCCACCTGCAGAAGTTGTTCCATAGTTTCCGTCTCCGTGAGCGTGGTTAACAGTAGGAGTTAAAATAGTTGTTCCGCTAATTCCTCTTGAGCCAGCATCGGTATTTCCTGCAATAGAAGAGTTACCAACTACGCCGTGGCTGTGGTTTGTATTATTAGTAGCAATTGTTCCTTCTGTAATGCTTACGTTAAATGCATTAAGTGTATGTGAGTGTGCTGTTACAGTTGTGTATGTTGCACTAACAGCACCACCTATCGTTCCAAGATTGGCTACAACCTCCCCCGTAGTTCCACCAGATCCTACTGGGAATCTTCCTCTTAGGTCTGGTGTTGTTGCCATTATTGCACGAAGTGATGGATACAATCCTGAATCAACTGCTTGACCATTACACAATAACCATCCTGTAGGTGGTGTTGCTGTATACCACATAACAATAGATCCTACTGGAACAGCACCCTTTCCTAAAAATTCTGGTGCTTGTAAAATTCCATCATTTCTAAAATAGAATTTATGATCTTCTGTTCCACTGCTATTTAAATTATGTAATACTGTATGAATTGTGTTATCTGTGTTATGTATTTGTCCTAAAACAGATATTCTTGTTTTTGTTGCACCACCTACTCTTGATTTTACCATTGGAACAAAACTAGATCCTGATATTCCAGTTGCTTTTGCTGTAAACGGAGCAAATGTTGTTTCTAATGCTTGGGATGCGTAACTTTGACCCAAAGATTTATTCTGAATTGTAAGATTATCTGCTCCCACGGCATTGGACTTTTTAATTGCAAATGAAGCTAGATCTGGATCATCTGCACCTGCCCACATGTAATAGTATCCATCTGATGTAAGAACTTCTGCCAATTCATCATAAAATGATAATTTTGGCTTTGTTGTGGTGTAAGAATAAAATCCTTCTGTGCCTGAATCGTGAACAATAATGCCAGAGTCTTCTGGGTAAAACACTAGCGTATAGTATCCAGGAGTATCTAACAGGGTAAGACCCCCTTCACCCGTTTCCTGTAAAGATATTGCACTTCCACTTCTTGTTAAGGTAAGCCTTCCAAATCTTGCATTGTACTCATCAGGCTCTCCATATAAAATTACTCCTTCATCAAGGTCTTGTGTTCCAATTCCTGCAATTACATAGTTTCCAGCTGCTACTCCAGGAAGCACCCCTGATTCAAGCACAACGGTATTACCTACTGCTAAACCTCCAGTAGAAGTTGTAAACTCATCATCTGTAAATATTTCTGTAAAATATAAGAAAAGCTGGGTTGTTGTTGCAGATCCATATACTGGATAAATATCTACAGCAGCTTGTGGCGAACTTATTTCTGGAAAACCACCATCTGGATCATAATTATCTATTTCTTTTACAAAAAATACTCTTTGTTGTTCAAGAACATCAGTAACTGGGATGCTCTTTCCATCCAAAAGTGTTTTTAAGTTGCTTGTTGGAAGTAACTGAAAATCAAATTTCATAATTGTGTCAAATAATATATCTGGCAATTGTGCTTGCAGCCCTGCAGAAAAACCTGATGTTGCTACCGTAACGTAAAGAGAAGCAAAATTTTCTTCATAGTCTTCAAACTCATCATCAACAATAATTCTTTGAATATTAATCGATGCCAATCCACCAGAAAACTGTGTTACGGATGATGCTAGAGCCAGTCTTCCTGCTCCTTCTCCAGTTTGTAGAATTCCGTTGCTTCCAAACTGCCATCCAAGAGCCTTGCCTCCAATATATCCAGCAGATGCCTGAACTTTACCAGTTACCGTAATTAAACCTTTACCACCAATTCCTGGCTCATAAGTTAAAGAAGAGTCTCCAGAACCAACCGAAAATTCTCCTTGTGAATTTACATAAAATGGAGTATCTATATCATTCCACTGACCACCGTCTGGTCCAATATAAATTTTTGGATTGTTATCATTGTTTCCAGATTCTAGGTGCACTTGAGAGTCTGGACTTCCAGAACCACTAGACTTAATAACACCAGTTTCTATTAACCATCCATCTTCAGTCCCACCTAAATACCCTGAGGTAGCCCTAATTTGACCAACCACGTCAAGGAGTGGGGTAGGATCTGTTGTCCATTTAATATATGAATCTACTGAGCCAACTCTAAATTGATTATTTGTAAACCACCAGTTAAACTTATCGAGCCTAATTCCTGTTCCAGCGTTATGTGCATACGATTCTGTGCCTTGAGCGGGATGAAGACCCATTGTGAGTTCTCTTAAAGTTATTGATCCTGTTAGGCTGGTATTTGTTGAGCTAGTTACTCCAGTTATACCTGATAAACTTATTACAAGTGTTATACTATCAGTAATTGATAAAATAGCAAACTCTCTGTTAAGATTATTTAATCCATTAGTTGCTGGAAGATTTTCAATTAATATCTTTTCACCTGTAATAAATGCATGACCTGTTGTTGTTATTGTTGCAATTTGAGATCCTACAGATCCTGAAACTACCACAGAGGTTGCGGTGGTAGCAAGCCTTGGTGTTACAATTGAGCTTGTTGATTCTAAAACGCCCTTAATTCTTCCATTTACTTGAAGTTCTGAGAAATCATCAAGAATAAATGTTAAAGAAACTCCTGTACCATTTGCAATTGCATTATTGCTAGTAGTAATTGTTGTTCCAGATATATTAGTTACTGTTGAGTTTGATGCTATGCCAGTTCCAAGAACCGTCATGCCTCTTACAATTCCAGATGCACTAGTCACAGTTATTGTATTTGTTCCACTATTAAATGTTCCTGTAGTAGTAGCTTCTGGAATATCAACACTTGGACTAAAAGTAAGTAGGTTTGACAATGAAAACTTACCTGTTGAATCTACATAGAATCCTGTACCTGCACTAGAGTGAAATCCTGAACCTATATATATTTTAGGGTTTGCACCTGCATTTAATGCAATCTTTGATGATCCAGTTCCTTTAAAGATTTCATCTGTTCCAATTTCCCATCCTGCCATAGTTCCACCAGCTGAGGCGTTAATAACTCCAGTTACGTTTAGTGCTGATCCATTCCAAGTTAGTCCTTTGGTTCCATCACCAATTCCAAATAAACCATTGCTATACCAGTAGTTGTGTTGATTTACATAAATTCCATCATAAGATAATTCTGCTTGTCCATTGGTCCATCCTGTATCAGTAGAATCATATGTACCATTTATTGGAGAAAAAGTAATTGGAGCATCAGACAATGCTTGTGTTGTATCATTCGATATTGTTATTACTGTTGCGGTTGTACTTACTACTGTAGTGCCAGGTGGTATTCCAGTTCCAGACACAGCCATACCTGCAAAAACTCCAGTTGAAGATATTACAGATAGTGTTGTATCTGTAATATCCGCATTAACAGTTACCACTTTTGTTGAACTACTTGCATTTACATTTATCGTATTTGAGCTTACACTAGATACCTGAAAAACTTTGTTTAATGATCCCAGTCCACCACCACTATTACTTAAACCCGAAACATAAATAAAGTCTCCTTCTACAAAAGGATGAGATGATGATGTTGTAAACTCTGCTAATTGAGGAGATGTTCCAGATAAAATTACTTTTGTTATATTTCTTATAGAAGATGTGATTGGAGTATGGTTTGATTTAATAGACATACTAAAGCTACCATTTGTAAGAAGCAATGAGTTAGCACTAATTTCACCAGCAATGTTAACACCAGTTCCTACAACAATATTAGACCCATTAAAGGAAATAGTGTTTGTTCCCGTTCCCAGCGAAAAGTTTCCATCGTCATACCAATAATTTGTTCCATCGATATAGATACCATTTTCTAATGTTGGCGAAGCATCTACTCCAAGAAACATGCTACCTATTTGAATTTTTCCTTGGAAAACTCCACCAGTAGCATTTATGTCTCCAGTTACTGATAAGTCATTATTGTTCCAGGTAACATTCTTTGTAGCATTACCAACCTTGAACAATCCATTATCATACCAGTAGTTGTTTGCATTAATATAAATACCATCATTTGTACTATTTACGTTTGTTCCAATTTTCATAGATCCTGGGAATTCTGGATCATTTGGATCACCAATTACTAAAAACCCATCAAAGTAACCATCTGTTGCTTCAATGGTTCCTCTTACAGCAACATTTGAAAATACCGAGTTTCCTTCTGTAGTTATTGTCCATCCAGAAGAGCCTATGGATTTATTGTCCCAATCATCTTTTCTAATTTGAAGCTCAGTTCCGTCTGTAAATATCTTTACACCGTTTAAAATAGTTTTATATCTTTCTACTCCACCTGCTGTATACCAAACATTATAAGATATGGTATCAGTTGTTATGGGATCAATATTTTCATCAACCCTAGTAATTAAATAATAGGTATCTGTTATTAAGAAAAATCTTCCTGGAATTAAGTCATCTGTTACGGCATCTGGATATTGTATAACTAAGTCTGGGATTGCCCCGTTAAAGTTTGCAGAAGAAATTGTTGAAAGTAATTTGGATGATCCATCAAAAGGGTCAAAAATTGCTTCTAAGTAGCTAGATTGTGGAGAGCTTAAAGAGTCCTGTGTTTGATTAGTCATTATGCTACTCCTGCTGCTGATACTATAATATCGTCAATTGATGATACACTTACAGAATCTCCTAAAAGCATTGGAAAATATCCAACCCAAGATCCTGAAGAATTTTTATAGTATCTAACTATAACATATCTAAACTTATAATTTCCAGACTCAATTCTAGTTTCAGCATTGGCTCTTTTTCTAGTTATGCCTACAGGATATGCTGGGGGTGTCGTGGTAAATTCTGTTGATCCATTTGATATGTCTGAATCTAAATAATAAAGCTCTCCAGGGTTGTCATCTTCTTCCCATAAAAAGAAAACGACATCTCTTAAAGTAGAGGTCCACTCTAAAGTATTTTTAAGATTATTTGGAAGAAATGTTTTAATTATAAAATAGTCTGGAACACTTAGTGTTTCAGATAAAGATATGGTGCCAGTGTCTGCAGCTTTAGCAAAAGTTGTACCTTTTCTATTAAACTTAATCATTTTTGAATTTGGTACGGTTGTAACTACATGACTTGCATTTAAGTTTGCTGCTGCGGTTCCATTCATTCCAGATACAGTTATCCTGTTTCCTTTTTTAAGACCGTGATTTGCGGTAGTCCATAAAGTAACTACATTTTTTGATCTTTGTCTATATCTAACAGTATCATTGTATGTTCGTGTTATTTGTTTCTTTACAACTTTTTTTGTCACTATAGGTGCAAATTCTGGATTAGAAATAAGTGGTGGAGCTTTTGGTGTTTCAATAAACAAAGCTCTACTAAATGAAGAATCTGTTACAGAAAATGGATCAGAGTATTTTAAAAGAACTCTATGTTTTCCTGGTTTTAAGTTTGGTATTGTAATATCCATTATTCATTAAATCCTAAAACTAAGTAATATTCAATTGTAATAGGCTCTCCTGCTGATTTTTGAATAGGTGTTGCAAGTGCTGTTCTAGAAATTAATCCGTAGTTTACATCTACGTTATCTGTATCATCAAATTTAATTCCATCAAGAACCAATCCAGTTGATGTCATTGTGATTGATATCTTATTTATGTTTGCCCATGAAGGTGCTCCAGTTGCCAGGATTTCATCTTTTGCACAATTTAATATTTGATATCCTCCAGAGGCTATTGTAAAAGTTTTTGAATAAAAGTTTGTATCATTTGTTTCAAACTTAATTAATAAAGTTCCACTTGTACCTGTTGGGTCAACTGCTAGTTTAAGTAAATCTTTATCGCTAAAGTCTGTAAAGTTTTTAGAAAATACGGTACTAAAGACTGTTGATCCAGCATCTATGTATACTGCTTCGTTTCCAATCCTGTATGTGCCATTGGCAATGTTTTCTGAAATCATTCTTGATCCAGTTGTTTTTGATGATAGTTCTTCTACTCCCTCCGTCCAGCCATCATCGCTTTCTCCATTAAATAAAAGTAAATCTGAAAATTGAATAATCTGATTTTGTATAGCTTCTGGATAAAGACCAACCTCATAGATTGTGTATTTTAACGGGTCGTTAATTGTTGTTTTAAAAATTAAGGCATCAACATTATCTGTTCTATTTAATGTTGCAAGTTGTACTGGGGATTGACCAATTGAAAACCCCATTGTATTTAGGTCAATTAACTTATTGGCATTTAGTGCTGGATTTGCTTGACTGTCAACTCCAATAGCAATAGATCCTCCCACTGAAGGAATAAGACCTAGCAAACTTTTAAGGATAAGGGATCTTCCAACTACTGTTAAAGCATTATCTTGTTCACATACAAGAGTGTCTCCCTTATAAATTCTATAAAAACCTCTCATAATATACTATTTTACCACCTTATTAGGATACATGTTCTGTCCTAACTTCAGCTTCTATTTCACCTATGGTATTGCCAATAGATACCCTCATATCGTACACAGGATTACCCTCAGCATCATATTTTATAATTGTTGGGTAAAAGGTTCCCGAAGCTGTATCTATCTTACCAAAATAGTCAATCAGGGAAGCCTTATTACTTTTACCAAACTTTACCAATGATTCTATAGACCTTGTGATTATATTTATTTTTTCAAGGTATTGGTTTTTAGTTATACTAACCTGTGCAGTTGCTGCTGCAAATGCCTGTGGAATAGTTCTATCATTTAGCCTAGTTATACTATCATTCGCTGGAATAATTGATTCTGGAATAGAGTTTACAGTACTAGCAGTAAATGTATTTAATAACCCTTCACCGCTTTTTATAAGAGACATTTGAAATTGATTAATAACTTCTTTGTATTTTTCATCAACATTTGGATCATTAAAAACCTTGCTTGATCCTGCAGGAGTTATCTTCTTTGAAGCTTTAGCTCTTGATGTAAAGTATTTAGATGCCATTATGGACACTCCCTAATAACGATAGAAGTTGTTGGACCAGCTTCGTTTACTTCCCTGTTAATTTCAGCAACAACATAGGTCTTGTTTCCAATATCATCTACTGAGTAACCTGCATCTGAGTAAAATACTCCTACCTTGTCACCTAGTTCTAGTAGGGGATTGCAAAAAGCTGAAATATTTAATTCTTTTCTTTCTTGAGATGCATTCTTAACAATCCATTGCATCATTTTTTCTGCCTGTCTTTCTGTTGCAATATACTCAGATGCAATACCTACAGAAACATCACCATACATTTGTTTATTTTGATACAACCTATTCTGTAAAATATCGTATTCGTTATTATCTTCAAGATCTTCAATATATTTCTTTAGACTTATTTCTCCGTCTGCAACATAATCTAATTTAATCCCACTAATAAATAGTGGTGTTAGGGAATCTTCTCCAAGAGTTATTGTAGAGTTTGATGTGTTGTATACCCAAAACTTAGCACCAAAGGCATTTGGATAGTAGTTTTTAACAAGGTAATCTGAACTTACTGATGAAAAATCTATCATAGATGAAGTAAATGTTGGTGCATCAAACTTAACATCAAACTTTTTAATTTCTCTAGCCATTGTAGCAAAGTCTTCAAAGTAAACCTTTTTATTATTCTGTGATCCTATAGCAGCCATCTTTACTGCTTTACCCACGCTCATCTTGCGGTACCCAAGTGAGTCCTCAAAGGATGATGTAATTTTATTTTCTGCATCAGAATAAGCATAAATGTGATCATATATTGCTTGACTATCATCTCTAACAAACATTCCAATTCTGTTTGTTCTTGGCAGTCTTGATGCGTTTTTGTCAATAATCTTAAACAATCTTTCACCTTGCCAGTGGACGCTGAATTCTAAATCAAATTTGGATCCCTTTTTATTTACTACTTTACACTTTAAATCTAATTCAAAGATTGTAGCAGTAACTCCATCCTTTAAGGATTTTGAGTTTTCAGACACACTTCCAACAAAATTAGTTGTACTTATATTGGCTCTAGCAGTTCCTAAAACAAAGCATTCAGTTGTATTAGAGGTAGTTGTCATTCTGTAAAGTCTTATGTTTCCAGTTGCTTCTCCGTCTCTTGATGGTGCAACTTCAAGAAAGTATCCACTCATATATTTGCCATCGCCAACTATTCCAGAGTCCGTTAGGTGCATTGCTATTCCTGCAATATGAGACGAGGTATCTTTTTTAGGATCACCGTCAGTCATTACAAGTCTCATTCTTGTTCCAACTGCTTCTGGAATAGCCTCTAAGTTGTTTGAATATCCATGAATAAATCTTTGACCGTAATCATCTATTTGTAAGTTCTTTACTGATGCACCTGGTTTTTGATTTTCTTTCTTTAAACTTGATGGTCCTGAAAGCCTAGCATATCCTGATTGATTTCCATTAAGTGTGTAAGATAAGGAAGCTTCTCTGTTTCCTAGTCCATCTAATTTCTTATCAGCAATAATTGTTGACATTTTTTTCCAGTCATCGTTAAAATCTGATGAGGACCTTGCAACATGTTTTTGAGCACTAGTACCATTTTGAGCTCTTCCATCGCTTTGAATAGTATATCTAAAACTATTATCTGAAAGAGTTGGCTTTCCAACAAACTTAAAGTTCATATAAACTATTAAGGCTTTTGGCAATACTTTTGATCCGCTAGGGATAGTTCCTCTAAGGGATTCAAGCTCATCTTGATTAAAAATAAATCTAGAATATGATTTTGTAGGCTCTGTAACGCTAACAAGGATTCCGTTATATTTAATAACTTCATTATTAATGTAAACATATCCTTCATATTTATTTGATTGTAAAAATAGATATGCTGAGTCGTTGTCAATATTAATTAAAAGATCAGCATCTGTATATCCAGGATTTTGATATGTGGCACTAAAAGCTTTCCTTATGGCATCTTCTTCATTTATGGCAGGGATTACTTTTCCAGATAGTGCTTTTAATGGTCTGCCATCTTTTGACATACTTTTTTCTAAGATTGCTGAAATCAAAACTGATTGAGAACTATCTGATTGAGTTGCTTCCCAAAGAATTCCTGGAACAAAAGAAAGCTCTGTTAAAACTGTAGTTGGGCTAGTGGATGCTTTATCAATAAGCTCTTGTCTTTTTACTGGATCAAATTCTTCTGCAAGTGCTGTTGGCTCCTTTTTAATATTAATAATTTTATATTGAACGGTACCATCGGTAACTGGAGGAATAGATGTTTCACTAATTGACTCAATGTTAGAAAACTTATCCTGAATATAAGAATATTCAGCATCACTAGAAACGGGTTGGTTTCCAATAAACCAGTAATTCTTTCCCTCTATTTCTGCGGAGTTTATATCAAATGCAGTTCTAGAAGATATTCTATCTTTTGTCATAACTACAAAGTTATTATCTGCATCCATAAACATTGATAGTTGTACCGAAGTTGCAATATCATTAAGTGCTTCTGCAACTGTAAAATCATTTGAGGAATAAAAGAAATTCATTTCTGGATCAATACTATCTTTTGTTTCAAAAGAAAACTTATTATATCCAATGTTATCCAATAGCATTCTAATAGCTAGTGATGACTTTAGTGGATTCTTGTATCCAATAAGTAAGTTTGGTGCCTGAGTTTCTCTAAAGAATTTAATATAGTCTTCTAGGTTTACTGATGTAGTAAATTCTGAAGCCTGAGACCATTGTGTTGAATACATAGTTTTAATTGGAACGGCATACTCATTTAAATCATTTATAAGTATTTGATAAAATACAAACTTAACATTTGCCCTTAGCATTGTTTCTAGTTCATAATTTTCTACACTAGAATCTTTTACATATGTAAAAATAGAATCTGGATTCATTTTGTCAAATATTCTAGTTTCATTTGACAAGACCATGCTTCCATTAGAGCTTACAAGCGATCCTAAAGGCAATCCATACTGACTATCTCCAATGCTTGAACTTATGGAAAAAGACATAACATGGTTTGTCATATTTACAACCAACCTTGGTGAAATTTCAATAAGTTCTAGTGGGGTATACTGTCTTGACATTCCATAAACAAGAAGTCTTATACCCTTCATTGTTACAGCCTGTGTTGTGTTCTCAGAAAACTGATCTAAATAAGACTGAGCATTTGATGAGTTTACAAAGTACCAACTTGTTCCATCATAAGATATCTCAATCTTTCCATTAATACCAGCAGTACTTGCAGATGATGATCTATCAATTGCTGTTACCCAGTTATTACTTGTATTTAAATATTGAATTTTAAACTTATTTGGATATCCTTTATCTTTTTGAGTTTTAATTGTTATCTTGTTAGCCTTAAAGCTATTTGAATAAACAACAAAAGGATTAGCATTTGATATATTTAAAGAACCGTTAGATAAACCAACCTGTGTTTTATTTAAACTTCTGTAAGAGTTCCAATACTTAAAAGATGAGTCTGAAGATACTGGGTAAAGCCTGGTCTCTGAATTTGAAAAACCTGATTGCTTTATATACTCATTACTAGAGATTATTCTTTTTTGATATCCATTAATTGCTATTCCATGAATAAGACCAGCATCTGGTCTATTTGGCTTAAAGCATTCTCTTAATGGACTTACCTTTAATCTATCATCGTTATCAGTATAGATATTACCTATGTCATCTGAACCAAATGCATTTTTATCATTTCCATTATCCCATCCACTTGCCGTGTAGGTTTGTGGAACAGCTGAGGGTGCACCAGTGTAGCATCCAAGCTTTGCAATTTCATAGTATGAATTCATATTGAACTCAGCAACTACAACATGAGATGATTTAAGAGATGCCTCTCTATCAAACAATAAATCTACAAAACTACTTCCTGTGGTTTTCACTAGACCTCCACCAAAGAAATATTTACATTCCAAAGATCGTTGTAGTGCCCTCTTCTAGACACGGAATAATCAAAAGACTGGAAGAAGACATGATACATTTCTGCGGAAACGTCTACATTGTCTGATTCATCTGTATCATATACAAGCAGCATCCAGAAATCTCCAGTATTTGTTTCATGCCAATTTTTAATGTCCAGACCTGCACCAAATGTGTCTGAGGTTAGTGATTCTGAACCATTTAATTTTCTTGATGGAATATCCGACCAAGATGTAGAGAATGTTTTCTTATCTGCAACATGGTATGAACGCATGGTGCCATCAATCATTCTTCTTTTATATTCAATTCTTTCTGGGTTAATTTGCAAAGGAGCCCTATTGTCATCTGTTAAATATAAAGTAGTTCCACCTTTGAAATCCCACTTATTTGCATTTATTCCAATGCCTTCTTCTGGCTCTACTGTAGAAAAAACAATTAGGGAGGGTCTTCTCCAAACCTTATCTAATGAACTATATGTTGCCATTATCCTATGCTCCTGCTAAACTTTCTTCTATTCATTTCTGAATTAATTAATTGGGCTGCTCTATCTGCTGCCTGTTTAGGATCATTAACACCATTTACAGTAACATTAATCTGTGGTGATGATGAAGCCATGCTACCATTTATTATACCACCACTAGCCATCGCTGGAACATTATATTTAATAGGAACAACTTTTCCACCTGAACCATAAGGCATTACGATTTCAGGACCATTTTCACCAACCATATAAGGCTTGTTCATTGTCATTGATCCACCAAATTGACGACCAACTAGAGATGCGACTCCCTCGTTCATAACTTTATTGTATGTAGCTGCTGTAGTTCCCATTGCTGTTGCAATTTTATCAAGATTAGGAGCAACCTCATCTGGAATAGATGCACTATCTGGTGAAGTTGGTGTAGTGTCTATTTTATAATCATTAGACAAGGTATCTTTTCCACCTAATCCGTCTTCTCCACGCAAGTATGATCTAACTTGTGATGCTGCTGACTTACTTAGCTTTGAATTACCAATTTCAATAGCATGAATGTGCTTATTGTTATTTCCAAACTGCCATCTATTCCATGCTGCAAAACCTGCTTTTCTAAGAGCTTTTACCGCTTCAACAGGGAAAAGCTTAGACCCTCCACTATAGTAGGCATCAAATACTCCACCTCCAGTATGTGTAGAACCAGAATACTTATCAGATTTTAGATACCCCCCCTTAACAATATTAAAACTTTGTCCCCACTCTTGTTCAGCAATTTTAATTTTTCTTTTTGTGCTAGGATCTCCAAGCTTTCCTGGTTTATTTGGATTAAGTTCTACTAATCCTCCATCAGCAAATTTTTGCTCATTAATTGCATTCATCATTCCAACGCCATATTGATCTACTGCAGATGCTTGCACAACATATTCTCCATTAGATAGGCGAGCAGGAATCAAATCAGATTTTGGACCACCTGCACCTGAGATGTATCCACCCATAGCATACCCACCCTTTGACTCTCCTCCAGATGTAGGGCTAACTCCTGATCCAGTATTTCCTGCAGTTGTTCCTGTTGTGGTGTAAGCAGAAGATCCTTCTCCTCCAGCAGAGTTTTGAACTCCATAGGTTTGCTTCATGTATGCTTGACCAGCAGCTATTGCTTCTTCAATAGTTTTTCCCTTGGCTAATTCAGCAATTGCAATTTGAACGGCTACAACCTTTCCAGCTTCTGATGCTGCCTTGCTATATCCACCCATCATTGTGTCAAATGCTCCACCAGACATTGTACTTAATGAGCTCCAGGCACCTTGTTGGTCTTGCAAAGATTTCATTTCAGCAGCATTTGCTGCTACTAAGGCATCTCTTTGAGCCTGAATTGCGTCTAATCTCTTTTGATGACGTTCATCTGCTAGTGCAGCAAGTTCTTGTTCTTTCTTTATTTCTTCTTGCTTTGCGTCTATTGCTGCTTGTCGTCTTTCATCAATTGCTTTAATTTCAGACTCAAAACCAAACTGTTGTGCTGCACCAGCCATCTCTTGTTGAGACTGAACAAAACCAAATACATCTCCACTTGCAAGAGACTTTAAACCGCCAACTGCGGTGTCTCTTTGTTGTTGTGCAAAATCATCTGCCCTTTGTTCATCTTGAAGAGCCTTAATGTAAGCATCAGCACTCTTATCAATTGCTTCAATTTCATCTTGCTTTTGCTTAATAAATTTTGCAGATGCTTTTTGAGCATTTTCATATCTTTTATTTTCAGCCTCAACTGCATTTTCATTAGCAATTATTTCACTATCAAATTTTGCTTGTTGTGCCGTTATTTGTTTGTCAAGATCCTTGAGTGCAGCTTCTGCTGCTTCCTTATTTTGAATATCAATGTTTATTTTAACATCTCTATTTCTTTCTACCTCATCAAGAATTGAATTGACTTTTTCTATGTCTCCTTCTGCAAGAGCAACACTAATAATTCTTTGCTGAGACTCGTTAATAATTCCTTGCTGTTCTGCATTCATAATTCTTGTTCCAAGAACTAAGTCTTGTTGTTGTTGATCTTCAGTTTTTGTATATCCATCTTCTGTTGTAGTACCAAATAGTTGTTCTAAGGTGGCACCCATTCCACTTTGAGTTCCATAGGCTGCTGCTGCTGCTTCTTTTAATGCTTCTGCTCCTCTAACAACCTGATCAGCACTAAAGTCTCTCATGTTATTAATTAAATTATTTAATGCAGAAAGCTGATCTTCTGGTGGTGCATACTGAATTACAGCCATAGATCCTTTCATTGCTTCTTTAAATGCTGCATCAGCACCTGCAGGACCACCCAGACCAAACTCGTTTTGTGCTTTTAATGCATTTAGTTGTGCTTGTTGAGCAGCTTGAAAAACTTCATTAACATTATCACTATTCATTTGTTCAAGTTGTGGTCTCAAGTTGCTAAGAATGCTTAGAGTTTCATCTCCAGTTTCTCTTGCAATTGTTGTAATAATTTCATCTGCATCTTCAACACTTACACCCTGCTGTCTTAAAGTTGCATACTTAGTAATTAATTGACTCTTTACCTTAGTTGCATTTTTATCAAAATAATCATTTCCTGCAGAAGACTCAACTAGTCTTTTTTCATTTTCTGTAAGATCTGCAATTAAGTTTGCGTTATCTTCTTTAATAGCAGCTTTCTTTTCTTCAGAAACAGCAGTATTGGTTGTTTGAGTAAAACCAATTCCAAGATCTTTTGTAAGCTGTGCATTTTCTTTAATTTTATCACTAATTTGAGTTAGTTCGTATCCGTAAGCTTGTGCTGTTTTTTGACCAACTGAGTAGGCTTCCTGAGTAGCCTTTTTTGCTTCATTAACTTCTTTTTTATATTTAACCCACGCTGCTGCTGCAAGGGCTACTCCTGCTGCTACTGCTATTCCAGGTCCAGACATTAGGGCACCCATTGCAAGCCTACCTACACCACTTGCCATTTGAGCACCACGACCAACAACTCCAGCAGATTTACCAGCTGCACCAGTTCCCTTAATGGCTTCTAAGCCACTAGCTCTTTTACCAGCACCACGTTCAAGCACTCCTGACAATGATTGTGCATTTAATTTTTTACCGAACATATCCACTACACCAGATAGTGCTGATATCGTAAAGGATGCTGCTGCAAGGTTATTAGAAAACTTTGCAAGACCTTCATTTGTTGGAGCAAGCATTGGCATAAAACTAGCCATCATACCTACTGCTCCAGTACCTGCAGATATTCTTTGATTTTTTGAGAACCCAGAACTTTGTCTCATTTCATCAGAGCTTCCACCTTCTTGGAATCTTGGTGCTTTGTTAAAGTTGATATCATTTAAAAGTCCACCATGCTTCATGGCAGCTTTTTTATTGACTACAAATTCTCCTGGTTCTAATAACGCAGGTATCCTGTCCCCAGTTCCCTTTCCAGGAACCCATGGACCACCAGATTGCATACCCATGGTTCCAACAGGATCAACCATTGGAAACTCTTCACGTCTTACAGGTCTTCTAACTCTAGGTATTCTAACTACAGGTGCTCTACCTTCAGCTTGTCTTCTTCTTTCTGAAGGAATATTGTATCTTTCTTCGGCTCCTCCATAGACTTTTATTAAGTTAAAATAGTCACCAACTTTTCTACCTCTAAGACCTTTTCTTGCAATTGCTTTCTTTTCTGCTTCAGAATCATAAGACTGTAATGCTCTTCCTCTTCCAGTTCCGAGTTGCTTTATTCTTTCTTTTTCTAACAGCAACAATCTTTTTTGTAAATCTTCGGGTGATGTTGATCCTTCTATTGCTCTATAAATTCTTTCATACTCGTCATTTATAGACTCTGAAATACCTGTTCCAGTTGCAATATTTGATACCGCAATTTGTCTAGCTAGAAATCTTTGATAGCTTCTATCATTTTTATGTCTTTTTTTAATTCCTTCAAAATGCTTTAATGATTCATCTAACATTACTGTAGTATTTGGAGAAATAGATTCACTTAAAAGCTTTTCTTTCAAAAGTCCAATAGTTTCATCTACTCCAGAAAGGGTTACTGGCATAGACGCACTTCCTGAACTAGATCCTATTTGATTAAGTGCATTATTAACATATTGCATATCTAGCATAGTTGTTGAATATCCATATGCTGACATGGCAGCCTTTTTATTTCCTGCAGTTAAAAATGGTTTTAGATCGCTTAGATCTGGATCATCCATAATTAAATCATAAAGTTTTGCTGGATCAATTATATGTGATCTTGCAGCAGATGATTCTAGATCTTGATAAACAAGAGGTCTTCTAGCACCTTGACGAGCAGTATCAACACCCTCTTGTGCACGAAGGATTCCACCATTTTGAAATCTTGGAGTACCATTATTAATATTTTCCAATAAGCCACCATATTGTTTTGCTGCATTACGATTTACAACAAACTCTCCTGGCTCAAGTAGTGCTTTTACCTTATCTCCGCTACCAGAGCCTGGGACCCATGATCCTTGTTGTCTTCTAATTGGTGTTCCAGGCGGTGGCTTACCACCTCTTCTTGGAGGATTAACTAAAGGTGTACTTGAAAATGCACCTGGAGTTGCAGATTTTTGTGCAAGAAGAGTTGCATTATAATCTCTCATTAACTGAACCAATCTAGTCATTGCACTAGCTTGATTTTGAATAGAAACCGTTAGTGTATCTGTTGCTTTTGCTGCTGCTATTTGTTGATCATCAAGTAAGCTAAATTGTTTTGTTGGGAGACCAGCCAGCCTCCTACCCAAGTTAACAAATCCCATTGATCCCTTGGTTACATATCCAAGGAAGTTAGCAAGTACACCAGTAATCATAACTACTGGTCCTGCAATTGCAGTTAATCCTGCTGCAAATTTTAAGAAATTTTTAACTGGCTCTGGAAGACCTTTACCAATCTCTACAACCCTACCAATTAATTCTGCAAACTTTTCCATAAATGGAATAACTGCTCTTGTAATAGTTTCTCCAACTGGAAGAAGTGCTGCTTTAATTCCTTCCATAGAACGTTGGAATCTCATAGATGTGGACTCTGTTAAAGTTTTAATTTCAGCATCAGCAATCTTTGCAAGTTCTTCGGAAGAAGCACCCATTAATTTCATAACTTCAACTGTTTGTGATCCTTGTGCATTAAGGTTATCAAATAGTGCAGAAATTCTAGCAAACTGATATTTACCAAAAAGCTGTTCAATGATCTTTGCTTTACCAAAATCATCAAGAGTTTGAAGTGATGCCTGGAATTCTAAAAGGGTTGGCATTAACTGTCCCTTATTTCTAGTTACAATACCTTCAAGATCAATACCATATTGCTTTGCAACTGCGGAACCTGCTTTGGTTGGATTAATAAGAGATGCAAGACCAGACTTTAATGCGTTAGCACTTTCAGCAGCATTGATGCCACCTTCTTTCATTGCTACAAGCAAAACAGAAAGATCTTTTACATCTCCACCAAGGGACTGCATAACAGGTCCAACTTTTGGAATTGCTGTAGTTAAATCTTGCAAAGATACAGAAGTTTGGTTTTCTACTGCGTTAAGAAAGTCAATAGATTCTGCAAGCTCTTGTGTACTCATGTTAAAAGCATTTTGAAGAGACAGGGTTGTTGCCATAGCATCTTGTCTATCAAGTTCACCAAGAACTGCTAGTCTTGATGTTTGCTTAACAGAGTCAACTAATTTTTTACCCTCAAGACCAGTTGCTGCTAAATCTGCAGCAAGACCTGCAGTTTCTTTTGCTGCTATACCATAGCTCTTAGCAATATCAATTGCAACTGCTTGAATTGCATTTCGCATTTCCATAGATGCTTCTTTTGTTGTTCCAACAAGGTCTGCACCGTATACCTTTTGGAATCTTGTTAATTCTTTATCAACATCATTAAAAGCCTTAATTGTTGTTGTTGCAAAGATGGTCATAGGTACTGTAAGACCTACTGTAAGCTGTCTACCTGCCCACTGTGTATTTTTACCCCAGTTAATAAGTGAGGTAGCACCATCTTGAATAAGTCTATTAAATATATCAAATTGTTTTCTAGCAACCTGTAACTGATTATTCATATCAGTCATATCAAGTCGCATTGGGGTTACAAGAATACCCTTACGTCTTCCCTCAGCATCCATGCCAAGTTCAACTAGTTGTCCTTTTGTTCTTCTTACCTGATCTTCAGCAAGCTTTCTAGCATTGCTATTTGCAGAAAATGCTCTAGTTGCTTCTCTGTAATAATCTCTTAGTTTTAATTTGCTTCTATCAAGAGACTTTCCAAAGTTATCTAGATCAGATGTAATGGTTACGGTTTTAGCACTAAAACCACCAATTTGTCCTACTGCAGACGTAAAGGTATTGGCTATGTCATTCCTTAAAACACGAGCATTTTTATCTAGTGAGTTAAAAGAATTATTAAGAACACTAAGCTCTTTTGAGAGAGCCTTGATTTGTGATAAGGCTGATCCGAAATTGGCATCATAATTAAATGTTGCGTTCACATCAGCCATTACTCACCACTCCTTAATATTGCATAACCAATACCCATGTCTGGGGTTATTCCAAGCTCGGCTGCACCAGCAACGTTTTCGTTGTTAGTTAGCTTTGATATTGCCCTTGCCTGTATTTCTTGAAAAGTCGATGGCTTTTCTGTAGAGTCAGAAGAAGTATTGTCAGAGTCTAGGTCTACTCCTTGCATTGCTGCAATGAATTTATTTTTTCTATTTTCCACTTTGTAAATTGCTTTTAACGTTGCTGTTAACTCAGGCATTGAGATATTTTCCTCAAGTTCTTCGTAATCTTTCCAATGTCCAAGCAAGAACACTTCTGCCTCTAGCTCTGCAAGATCTAGTTCGTTCCAACCAGTTCCTGAGCCATCGCTACGAGGTTTGGGTCGTTCAGCTTGATTTCAGCAGCCACCTCCAAGATTTTATACATTGTTTGGATGTCAAGTGCATTTTCAAGTGCTTCTCTATCTCCAGCAAGTTCTGCGTTGTATTGCTTAAAAGCAATCTGGGTGCAATTGATTAAGATATTTAAGAAATCATCTTCATCTTTTGCTTCTTGTGCCTTTTGCCATTCTTTCATTAGTTCTCTTAAGTTCTTTAGGTTTAAAGGCTTAATATTTACAATTGTGCCATCTAGAAGTTCTAGCTCAACACTTTCGTATACTTTCGTTGCCATATTTTTCTCCTTTGGATTCTCTTTAATTATATAGCATTTATCGTTATAACATAATAGGGTAGGCATTGCTGCCTACCCTATTATACATTATTTAATTATGTTTACGCTGGAGTAAATACTCTGTCGATGATCTTACCATATGCTGCGTTTCCATCGGATGCAGTATTAGTTGAAGACGCTAGAAGTCTGAACGATACAGGGAAAACTGTAGCTTCATTTCTTCTAATGCCAACTGTTACTGTGTCCATTGAAAGAGCACGATAAGCTAAGTAGACTCTTTCGACTACTTCACCTGCTGTTGTCTTTGAATCTGGACCTGGACCAATAATTGCGATGGAACGTTCTAGTGGAGTATATCCAAGAGAACCACCGTTAATTGTGAAAGTCTGAATGTCTGCTGTAGATGCACCCGAAAGGTCATCTGCATCAGCACCAAGAACGATTAGCATGTTTTCTAGTGTTGCTTCTGTAAGGGTTGTGTTAACCATTACTCGCTGACCTTGCTTGAAGATCTTTGCAACGTCAAGAAGTTGATCAACTTGAACTTCACCGAAGTCTGGTTCAAAAGAAAGTTCTGCACCTTCTGATGTATAGCCTACGGATTTCCAATCTGTTGGATCTACGTTAGCTGGATCTGTCAAACGCTTTACGGAACCCGAAAGTGTTGAAGATGCTGCTGGTAGAGTATTTTCACCGTATTCAGTGCCTGTGGTAGACCCTACATAAAGAGCACCAGCACCTACGATAATATTTTTTGCATTACCAATTGCCATAGTGTATTTTTACACCTCCTGTCATGTTTTAGATATATGACTTGCTGTGGTCTTGCTTCCTCAAGTTAATAGTATCATAGTTAAGTTTATGATTTAGTATAATCGTAAGTTAAGATTAAAGAAGTGACAAATTTAGGCTTAAAGCTATCAACCCTTTTTTCATCAATCATATAGTTTGATTGCTCACACTTGATAAACTTGAACTTAATCTCATCATCTTGAATATATTCATTTACTGCCTGAGCTGAAATATCAAACTTTTTCAATGTTTCGTAGATAAAGTTCCTAAAGTAGTAAATTTGAGGCAACTCCCCTACTATCGTATATACAGCTTTTTCACAGTCAATAAACCACTGAGTATCTTTTGGTGGTGTAAATAGGAAATCATAGATTACGAATGGTGTAATGTCTGTATTTGCACCAGAGTTTTCTGCTACTGGATAAAATGGGAATAGCCCTATTTCTTTGACTGTACCTCCCCCTGCTGCATTTGAACCTAGTTCTGGTCTAGCGATAGTAAAGGTTGTTGGTGTTGGCGTTGAAAGAACTCTATGATTCTTATCATAATAGGAATTTACTCCAGATACTTTACATAGCTGGTTGGCTATAACTCCATGAGGTTCAGTTGTTGTAACTGTGGATATCTCATCAGAAAATGTTATTCCAGAAATAGTTGATGTTGTTCCGTTTAAAGAATAGTTATCTACGTTTATTGCACCAGTATCAACAACATTTCCATCTACAAGACCTGCTGCTAAATCCCAAATATACTTATTTATTAATTGAATAGGTAGCTTATTGTAAGTCATTACTTTAATCTCCTAACAATATTATTTGCTGATTTTGCTGCTTCAGATGCCATACCTTCTATTTTACCAGCAGAAACTCTAGCAAGTGCAATTCTTGATTCATTTGAAATTCCTTTTTCAATTCTATCAAAGAATGACAAGTCAGCTAATGCTGCTCCTGCCATTGAAGTCATGAATGTATTAAATGTTTCAACGAATGCTCCACCAACATCTGATCCACCAGGCTCTGCAACAAATACTGTTTTCTTTGAATAGAATTCACCCTCATATTCAAATCTAAGATACTCAGCATTTCTGGCTGTGATTGTAAGAGGTATTTGATTCTCCATGACATATGCTTTGTTTTTAAAAACATATCCACTTTCTGGTGGAACTCTTGATGGCAAAAAGTTATATACTAAGTTTGGTTTAATTGCAGATGAGGTTATTGAAGACTCAAAAAGTCTTCCTGTTTTCATACCCGTCATTCCTGGTTCATAAATATGATGAAACTTAGAATGATTCATTCTTGCTAAGTTATCTACATATGCCTCAAAATAGGTAGCAATCATTTTTAGCCCTGCTACTTGAATTCTTGACTTATCCTGATTATTTATTCTATTAATGAGTTCTGAATTAAATAAAACACTAGCAGCGATTTTTTCTGTTATGTTGCCTGTTCGTATATGCTTTCTTGATTTAGGCTTTACAAGTGCCCTTAAAGGTCCTGTATTGATACTTCTAGCCATTACTCTGTCTCCAGAGTTTGGATTTCCTGTCTGTAAAGAACTGTTTCATATTCTAGAACTTTACCATCAAAATCAATAATTGGGGTACTACCACGAGGCTCAAAGATAGTTGCTCCTTCAACACCACCACTTGTTGTAATGACCCCAGATTCGCTCCAGATGGTTCCTGAGGCATTCCTGACGTTAACCACTCTGTCTTCTGAGCTTATTGGATTTGCAGTTCTTACCTTTACGATATTACTAACTGCAGTTAAATAGTTTTTGATATCAACAGCACTGGAGTTTTGAGATATAGTATCTCTAACTATACCCTTGGCTAAACAATCAACCGTAGATGTTAAGGTCCATATGTTCTGAAAAGTTCCACTGTTTACATCCTGTATTTTTCTAGGACTATAGATATCTGCCTTCATTGTGTATGAGGCATGAGCTAGACAACTCATTTATTACACCGCCCAAAGATCAAGTCTTTTATAAGGTGCAATTAGTGATTCTACTAAAATGCTTCCAATACCTGTTCCAGGCTGGAACTCAATTGTGTAGGCATCGTTTTTAACAGACTTTACTCCACGGTTTCTATAATTAAAATCTGAACAAATCATGTCATTTACAAGCTCTAGTGTGGCTTGATTAATATCATTTGGAACATACTTCCATCCGTACTCACCACGAACTAGATACAAACTATTTCTTTCAAAGTATCCTGAAGAATTAATAACGCTAGTGTCAGACCATTCAATAATGTTTTCACCTTCCCAAACAACCTTTAGAGAGTTTTTTCCGTTAGTTACAGCAAATGGATAATCTAAAAGATTAATTTCTGGATCTGCTGTAATATCATAAATTACTTCATCGTCTTTAATTATTTTATCAAAAGATTGAATTCTTTGTCCCATATAAAGTACATCTGTTCCTTGACCTAGAACACCTACTGTTTTATAGTTAAAATTAAAACTGTCACTAATTCTTGAATTAATATAAAGCCTTGCTTTTCTTTCTAATTTTATTAGTTCTGCTTCGGTAATTTCACCAAAGCCTGGAGTGCCGTTAACGATTTCTAATCCAGCGTAATCTGCCAGTTCTGTTGTTGTGGCATATGGTCTGATAATGCTTGCATAAATCTCATCTTCTGTATATGAAGATGCATCAATAATTTGAAGCTCAATTCTTAATCTTCTATCATATGTAGTAACATCTTGATCTAAAACTAAATCAAAATCACTTGTTGTTTGCAACGCTGTACCAGATTGTGTTGCTATAGAAGTTCCAATTGTTGAGTCTGTTACTGTAAATTGTGAATCTGATCTGGTTGCAATTACAACATTTGTTTTATTAAGAGTAAGTCCAGTTGTTACTGATAGACCAGTGATGGTAACTGTGTCACCAACAGCAAAAGTATTTGATGCGGTATAGGTAATTATAGTTCCATTACCAGATGCTGCTGTTACAGTTGCTCTTTTTGCCAATGACTCATCGGACTGAACATACTCTTCTAAATCAAGATCATAAACACTAAAAACAACCGCATCAGTACCTAATGGTGCTGTATACGGAATGGTTACAGCATCACCTTCGGTTCTTAAGTATTCTTTCATTAAACATTAACGCCATAGAATGTTGCAACTTCTTCTGGAGTAGCCTCCCTTACTTCGTCTTTTGCTCTCCTTAAGATGTCATCTGCAACAGATCTTGAAAACATCTTAAAAGGCTCGTCTATTGTAAAAACAATTCCGTTTCCAACATTATAAGCACCTCTTGGGTATACCATTTTTAGTACAACCTTTTCTTCGGTCTTAGTCTCAACTGGCTTCTTTTCTACAACTTCTACTTCTTTTTCTACTTTTTCTGCCTCTTTGATACCAAATGCATCTTCAAGGTCTTTTGCATATTTTTCTTCTGTAATCCCTGCTTCTTTAATTAGCTTAATAATATCAGCTTTCTTAGCAGTTTTTGGATATTCAATATCATACATCATACAGATGCTTTTTAATTCGTAAACAGTTTTATCGTTAAACACAAAATCCTCCTATGATAAATTATACACTAAAAGTAAAACAGGGGCTACCGAAGCAGCCCCTGTTTTTAATAGATAGATTAGCTGGCACGAGTTGCGTATGCAATCGCTGACTTTTCTTCTACTGCTACACCCATACGGACGTATACTGTGTACTCTACTGTGTCCTTCTTTGGCTTGAATTCACGATGTACGGTTACATCACGCTGGAAGCCCCAGATTCTGTTGCTTGGTAGAGTTAGATCAACATAGTTGTCTGGATACAAAGGTACTTCTACAACTGGTAGTCCGAAGATCAGGTATTGTGCACCTGCGGATCCACCAACCTGTGGAATTACACCATCGATTACACGGGTAGCAACCATATCTGGAACTGTTCCGATGTTTCTCAACTCGGAAAGCAATTCTGATAGATGCTTGCTGTTCATGTAGAACTTAAGGTCCTGACGGCGAGCCTTGAACTTACGAGGCAATGCATTGTAGATTGCTTCAATAGCGTCCAAACCAAGTGTCGTTGTTGAACCATCGCTTGATTCAGGAGTAGACTCCCAAATGTTGGTCATTGTTGCAGATGCAGCAGCAGCTTCGTGTGCTCCTGCATATGTTGCATCAAGTGTCTGACGATAGAACCCTGCAAGGGTGTTATTGTAAGAACCATCTCCTGATGTTGCTGGACGACCATTGATAGCAATGTCCTCAAGATCGTTTCCGAACTGAGTTGCCATCAAGCGAACGATGTGATCCTCAAGCTGCTCACCTTCAATGTTATCCTCTAGGGATTCTGTTGAAAGTTCGTAGTCTAGACGGAACTTCGTTGTTGTAAGTTCGATTTTTGTAAACGCTGGAGCTGAATTGCTTCCTGTATCCTCAGCCTGTGTTGCCTTAGCAACAAGACGTGAACCAACACGAACCTTATCAAGTTCCATTGTATTTGCTCTCATTACAACTCTACGACCATCATTGGCGAGAACCATCTCGTCAAAAATATAGTCGATAAACTGACGTGACTGCTCTGGGTTAAGTACACCACCCTCGTTTGTGCTAACATCAAAAGATGTCATTGCACCTGGGGATTCCAGTGGAGAGATTACTGTACCACTTGCTGCAGCCTTTTCGATAATATCACTCATTTTATTTATTTCACCTTCTTTTCCTTTTTAATTTAGGTATTCTGCGGAGCCGAGGAAGCGTCCACCCCATACTGACTTGCGTAGTACGGTAGTCTGTTCTGGAGCATTTTCCAATTCTCCAGACTTCTTTACGGCTGTGTCTGACTCAACCGAGTCAACTCTGGAATTTAGATTTTCCAAAGTGCTTTTAACATCAGCCAAAGCTTTGTTTAACTCTTCATTTTTATCTGCAAGAGCCTTTGTTACTTCTGCAACAGATGTTGCTACCTCATTGATAGCATTTGTATTTGTTGCAGTATTCGTTGAAATTGTTTCTGAAATGAAGTTTTTAATCTCATCAAGAGCCTTAGCCATATCAGTTACCTCACCGTTATCGGTGGAGGCTACTGTAGCTTCAACATTTTCTGAATCAGACTTTTCAACAGATTCTTCTGTTGGTGCTTCTGCTACTGGAGCTTCTTCTGCTGGTGCTTCTTCTGCGATTTCTGCAGATTCTTCAACAACTTCATCAACTACAACATCTTCAGCTACTTCATCAGACTTGATAATATCTTCATTGGTCTCTACGACCTCTGTATTTTCAGCCACTTCAACACCTCCTTCATTTTGTTGGTAGGCAACTGATTCTAAGTCAACTGCCATTTTTACTACTTCTGATGGTAGCAAACCTGTGGTTACACCTAAAGATTTAGCAACCTTTGTTGCCCAAGATCTCAGTGTGTTCATTCTATGTCCTACTGTGGTATCGGATGGTTTCCAAGAATTTCCATCCTTCTGGTAAACTCTAATAGCTACTGCTGGATTTTCTTGTGTACCAGTAATAGTGAAATCAGAGTTGGGTACCTTTATTGTACCATTAGTTACAACTCTTGTAACCTTTCCTCTTGCGGTACCACCTGAAGAGTTCCATTGAACAAAATCTCCAACTTTATATTTTGCTTTTAATAGCTCATCTTCTAGTTCATTTTGTTCTGGGTACTTATTTGGAGTTTCTTCATTTGTTAGGACATTATCATTAGATTTTTGAATAAGAGAAAATACTGCTTTGGCAATATCTTCTTTAGAAACCTCATCAATCCAACCAATTGAGGTTAGATCTGAATCGCAATTAGCACACTTGTGTGATTCATTTTCATCAACGTATGCTAGTTCGTCAACTTCACACCAAAATACATTTTGGATATTTGACTTGTTAAAAATTCCAGTAGCGATATCTCCACTGTCTGTTTTTTGAATTGAAAAAATATTTGCTAGGTGATTTGCAGGGGAATCAACTAATGATAGTTCTACTAGATCATAGTCTTTGATAATTCTTACGCTGTTCTTTGATTCTCCATCAAGAACGCTTTCTGAGTCTTTTACGTTTCCACCAATTGAGAATCCAGTAAGGGTTCCATCAAGAACCATTTCCCATACTTCTTGTGCACCTTTGGAAACATATGTATCTACATAAACACCGCTATATTGCTTGTTTGTGTTTGGATCAAAAAATGTTTCAGTGCGAAAGTTTACAACTTTACCTGCTGGAATTGGCTGGTGCATAAGGCGTACATTTCCTCTGAAATTTTCAAATGCCTTTCGTGAAGCTTCTGCTGTAACACGATCACCTTGACGGTCAATGTTATCAAGGGTTGCAAAGCCAGAAACAATTCTTTTTTCTACGTCTACCTTTGAGATAGGCATGGTAAGAGTAACTTGATTACCATTAGTAGTAAGGGATGCCTTTTGTAAATCTACCATAACAATTCTAATTATATAACATATTTGTTATTATAGTGTTATGCTTGTTGTCTACCTTCACCTTGAGGTACTCTAGATCCTGTTCCACTGTCTGCAGCATTAGCATCTCGTTGCTGATCTCTTAGCCTGTTTCCACTAGCCTGAGCTCTTTGTTCTGCTTGACCTTGTGCAGTTAATTGAACTGGTTCATCTCCAGATGGTAGTGCTGTCATGCCCTTTCTTGATCTAACTTCATTAGGCAAATAGACTCCCATTCTTAAATAACGCTCATCAATCTTTGACTGAGTATCTTCATCTGTAAGGGTAAGTTCATTAAACTTAAGCTTAAACATATCTGTTTTTTCTGAAACAATTCTGTTTACAGACTTTTCTAAAGTATCCTGTTCTGGACGACAAACCTGATCCTTAAAGGTTCTATCTGCCTCACGAGCATTTGCAAGAGAAATATTTTCGGCTGTTCCAACCTTTGAAATTGGTACTCTATGTGCCATCAAGATTTCACTTAAGTTAGTTTTTCTATAGTTATTAAAGGAAGAATCTTGAATTCCGTTTTCTACAGCTTCCATCTTTACATCAATCTTTTGACCATTTTCATCACCAGGAATTGGGATAACTAAAGTTCTGTGTGATTGCCCACGAAGATTGTTCTGGAAGAATTCAAATAACTTTGCCTCAGCATCTTTTGAAAGCTTTGCTCCCTTGATCCAGAAAATGTAGCGTGGGGTTGCTTTGTTTTCAAAGTATTCAAGGTTAAATCTGGATGCAAATTCAGTACCTGCCATTGCATTTTTTGCTGCAACAATTGGAGGAATTCCATAATAAGTATTAGTTGGAGTGTATGATTTTAGATGAATGATTTCATTTGGACGACCATCTACACCGATTGGATTTGGCTGAGATAGATCTTGAAAATTTCTAAAGAATACTGACTTACCGTTTACAATTTGAACAAAACCATCACGAAGTCTACGAATTCTAACAGTTGCTGCTGGAATATGACCAATGTAACCAATTTCTCCTGTTACCTTGCGACCAATTTCTAGGTATCCATTTCCAGTTGATTCTTTATCAATGTAGGCTTTTACAAGAGTTGCGGTAAAAGTATCCTCATCATTTCTTGACTCTAGCCATTCTTCAATCTCAAGCTTTGTTCTATCAAGCTTACGTCTTCTTCTAGCAAGCTGATCTGGGTCTGTTGTTTCTTCAAGCATTTGTAAAACTTGAAGGGTTGGATCTAAGCTATAACCTAGACCAACAATGTTTGCTACCTTTGCATTAATTGCAGCAAAGTTTGCAGCGGATACTTCATAAATTCTAGAAAGTGAAATTAAGTTATATGGTGGTTCAACAACATCAAAAAGACCATAGCCGTACTTATCTGGAATAAGTTGCTTAGATTCTGAATCATCACCATTTAAAGAGTTTTGATCTGCTTTTTCAAGCTTTCTTTTAGCATTTCTTTTAAAGTTGTGACCTAATCCAGCAAGCTTCATAAGTTCATTTGGATTCTTTGCAAATTCATCCACTTCATTGTTTCCAATTAAAGAGTTGGACTTAGCTACGCTGTCCATTCCGATATCTCTACCGTTAATTTCATGCATTTCTTGCATTGTGGAACACCTCTCTCCAGTTATCTGTGTCTCCGTATGGAGTTAGACCTTCTGCCATTCTATCAATATCTTCTTGAGCCTGAGTATCAGAAGACCTACCAACACCTGGCATAAACACAGCTTTTCCTTCTGGTTTGCCCCAGTATGCTGCTGCATCTGCAAGTTGTTTCATCTTTTGAATATCATATTTGCGAGCAGGTACGTTTAGAGTATTACCCTGATCGTCTTGAAAGTTAGATCCATTTGGCAGTTGCCATACATAAATTCCATATTCTGCATTGCTTTGTACTGCTTGTACTTTGTTTTTAGGTTTTGACATACCACAATGATACCATTTTTTAAATCTTATTGCTAGTACTTGTCAAAAATTAATCTGAACTAACCAAGTCTGTTTCTTTGTATGAAACTATTTTGTTTGTCATAAATACTTGACTATATGTTCCGTTGGATTGTTTTTGTAAAAATTCTTTTCCATTTTCATCACCATTTTGAACATATATTAAATCTCCAGTTGCTATGTCTGCTGCTTCTAGTGATGTGTTAGCTGTAAAAGTAGCAATTCCATCAGAAAATCCAATTGAATAAACACCTCTATCTGCTGCTGATGTTTGATTTGCCAGTAAAACTGTAACTGGTCTTGCTAATCCTGGGGCACTAACACTATCAATTTCAATTAGATCTATATCATTAGAATAATTTATTGTATTAGAAGAAAGGGTATAATTTTCTGTGGCTGCTAGGGATACTGTAGCTTTTATTAAGTTTTGATTTGGAAGAAGTTCGTATTCTAGATTTTCGTGTCTTACTTCTTTGTCATAAAAATTAATATTAAGAACACTAGAATCTTTCACTGATTCTGAGTAAGATGAATAAAATAAATTGTAATACTTTAAGGCTTGAGATGCTGTTAATTGAGATTCTAAGAAACACAAATTATCAATATAGAATGTTCCTGTTGTTGATGAGGAGTTTCCAATTTCAATAGGTGTTCCAGTGAGAGTATTAATTGGGATTGGATTATCTAAAACAATAGTATAGTGATTCCACTCATTAGTTTCTGCAGTTGTTGTTGCTAGTCCATTAACATAAACCGTACCAGTAATTCCACTACCTGCAATTGCTACTGTGCCTGATGTCTGCCTAATTATAACTGGATTAGAATAAATAAATCTGCACTGAGATGTAGTTGTTGGTTTTGCTGTAAATATAATTGTACTAATTCCTTCAGTTGATTCTGTTCCGATGGCTTTTGCTGAATAATTTATTGTTCCATACTGATCACCAATCTTTAGACCAGTGGTGTTTCCATAGTACATTGAAGGTGTTTTCTTAACTTCTGGCAGATATAAATCTTTTCCAGATTTTGGTGTGATGGTTATATTTTGACTACCAATATCTGATCTCATTTCAACAGATGAGTTTGTTGAGTTAAATACATTAAGATTAAAATATTGTAAAACGGGAGGATATAGCTCATAATCATCTGACTCCATAGTTATATCAAATCTAACAACATAATCTGTGATAGCCTGACCAACTAAACCTTTTATTGGATCTCCATTTAAAATTTCTTGAGATGCTAAAAGTTCTGATGTCTCATTATATACGGTAGCCTCTACCTTAACAAAACTATCTCCTTCAACCTCTCCATATCCTAAATCTATTCTATGTGGAAGAACTGTTGTTGTTCCTAGAAAATTAACTCCAACATAAAACTTAGCTTTACCCTTTGTGTATCTAAGCAATCTTTTTTCTTTGCTTGGAGATATTTTATAGTTGTAGTCATAGTTTTCTAATTCAGTAAAATTTTGTGGTATAGATGATGTATCTTTTAGGGCACCAATAAGGTTTAGCTTTCCAGTAAATCTATTAGTTTCTGTTTCTGTTGAAGGAAGAATTTCAGTATTTGCAAAAGGGCTTATGCTTTCTCCACCAAATGATATTGATGATGACATAATAGGTAGTTCTAGGCTTGTGTCAGATTCTGTATATTGGTTTGAAGGTGTATACAAAAACAGACTTAGGATATTGTTTGATTCATAAAAACCTAAATAAACTTTTCCAGTTATCTGTGTATCAGTTGATAAAAGCGTAGTATCAACCTTTTTGGTTCCATTTACATATTCTGTTGAATAATAAATTTTATAATCTGTTCCAATTTTTTCAGCATATACAGATAAACCTGAATTTGTCAATGAATCTATTTTAAACAATAACTGCTTTGTTGTCCAGGTAGCTCCTGTAAAATCAAGTTTTGATATCATTCCGTTAGGGAATGAATTAACTTTATCTGAAATATATAAAGATGTTCCATGTGGGAAAGAAATTTCTCCGTCAGTAGTTCCATACATTGTTTCGTAACTAACATCTGAAAAAGTAACATGCTCTATTGTTGAATAATTATTGGTTGTTAGATACCCGTCTTTTTGAATCTGTAATGTATTATTTTCAATAACTAAATTATTAGACCATGATGACTTATCATTATAGGACAGAGAGTAAAGCTTAGATGTATTTTCCATATGCATTGAATACATTGTTCCAGCTTTTGCTGATATGGCAAATCTAGAAATATCATATCCTACACCATAAATAAAATGTCTTTTTGCTATTGTAGGATTAAATGGGTAGCTATAAATTGCAATACTATCTACATAAATTCCTAAAGATAAACTTCCAAAAAAATCAAAGTACTCGTCAGCGGAACTATAGGTTTTTGTAAAATATCTTAAATTTGATATTGGGGCTGAAGACTGAACACCATTTACAAAAAGACTAATACCTTTTGGGCTATAGGTCATTGCAATATGAAGTGGTTTATTGAAAGTATCTACTGGCAAGGAAACTGCTATTGTGTCTTGATCTCCAACTCTAAATATTAAATAGTTATCTTTAATATAAAGACCAGTAGCACTATTTGGTTTTCTAAGAATTACTGTTTCATCTTTTACAGAGTTTGTTATTTTAAGCCAAAACTCTAGGGTTGATGTGTATTGTCTATTTGCGGAAGACATTTTATCTAAAGATGGTATTCTAAGAGAAGGTATATTATTTCCTACTAATTTTATACACTGTCCACCGCCATATACAAGAGGAACTTTAATTCTTTTTGAATTTGCTCCACTGGTACCTAGATATGTTCCGTTATATGAATCTCCTAGTAAAAAACCATCATTATTTGCTACAGTGCCACTTGCCTCAGATAAACTCCAAATTGAGACAGGTGAATCTTGTAAAATTAAATCAGTATAAGACATAGGGACCTCTTATACATTATACAGCTTTAACGGTACCAAAATCACTTATATCGCAAGCTCCAGCAACACATGCTAGATCTTGTACGCTTGTAGTAGCATCAAATGTTTCATAGATCTCAAGCCATTTCCAATCAAGATCAGATGGAGTTTCTGAAAGAAGAACTTCATATTCTGATTTAGTAATTTCTTGGTAAGGAGCTTGTTGATAGGTATGCTCTGAATAAGGTAAGAAAGATACTCCTGACATTTCATCAATATGTTCAAATACCCATGCACCTACAGCCATCCATTCATTTTCTTTTACAGATACTGTAATAGAAGGCTTGTGTTCTGCCCAATGACGTTGGTATGTTAGCCAAATATCTAGATGCTGAACTGCTGTTAAATCTTGACGAAGTGTTGCACCTTCTGGTGCTGCAATTGGGAATGTAAATACCATAGTATCATTTGGCTTCATAACATCTGGCTCATTCTTTACACCCATATCAACTAGGAAAGATGTAATTGGATCTTTCATATCTCCACGAATTGTACGGGCATAATATTGTGAGTGCCATGGATGCATACCAGATGAAGCATTTACTAACTGGGACACCGTTCCTGATGGCTTAACACATGTAATTGCTGATGCTTGATTAATACCAATCTTTTCAGACCATTCTTTATTTATAACAACAGAATATTCTCTTAGTTCATCTAGCCATGCTGATAGTAAATCAACGCCCTGTGAACCATTAAGAACTGGATGAGATAGCTGACCTGTAAGAGAAAGACCTAATAATCTTTCTTCCTCAGAATTCTTTTGCCAAATCTTTCTCAAGTACTTAAAGCGAGTAAATGTTGACTGAATAGTTCCAAGGATAGCAGCTAGTTCTACCTTTGCCTTAAGATCTTCAAGAGTGTCTGTATCACGAACAATAACTTCAGTAAGATTACAGAACTGATTTGGTCTTAAGATAATTTCAGAACAAGGGTTGGTTCCAAAGTCTACTGTAGAATCTCTACGACCATTTTTTGATGCAACTCTTTGTGCTGCTTCACGACTAAAGATTCCACGCTCTCCAGACTTTGAATCATATAGAGCCTTCCATTCGTCCATAAACACTTCCATAGTTGGTTTTGTATTATAGACTGCTGAGTTGTTGGCAAGTGCTCTTTGACCGCTGTATTCCCACCAGGAACCAGACTTAGCTGCTGCCATGTTTCGGTCTTCCAAGTCTGATAGCGAGATCATCGCTGAACGGCGAACACCGCCAACAACAACTACTTCTGCAATCTTACACATTAAGTCGTGTGCTTCAAGTGGAGTTAATTTTCTACCTGCTGCACCCTTAATAAGAGAAACAGAAAACTTAAACAAACGATCTAGTGGATCTGGACCTGATGCACGACCACCAAATGTTTTTAGACGAGCACCTGCAGGACGAACCTGAGACATGTCCCAAGATGGAACTTGACCTTGCCACAAAAGTGCAAGTAGTTCTTTTAGTGAACGTGCCCAACCAGCTTTAGAATCTTCTACAACAATTGTTGTATCTGTGTTTTCAAAATGCTCAGAAATTTCTGGTAGTTGATTTACATAACGGGACTCAACGGAGTATCCAACTCCAGTTCCACACATTAGGATATACATACCCTCATCAAATGATCTTAAACTATCAACTGGCATGTAGGCACAGTTGTAAATGCATGTACTATCTCTATCAAGAGCAGGTCCTGCTGTCATAAGACCACGCATTGATGGCATTACCTTTGTTTCTAAAATAGCATTACGAAGTTGTGATTTAATATCCTGTGATAGCTCAAAGTTGTTATGCTTTTTAATTGCATCTGTTACATAGTCCATATAACGATCAACTGTTTCATCCCAGTTTTCTCTACGATTATCTTCTTCTCTCCATCGTGCATATCTTGTCTTATGGATTACTTGTTGGTATGCCGTTGGCAAAGAAACTATCATTTTTAAATTCACTCCGTTTATTTTTAAATTCCCAAATATGGGGTAAGTACTATTGTACATCAACTAGCGTTAGGGGTCAAGTGTGCTATTATTGTTTCATGTTAACAATACAAGAAGTGCACAAATATATGAACTTAGCAAGTGATGGCTTTACAAAAAAGATTCTTTGTGGAAATGATTCAGATCACACTAGTTTACTTCCGTCACTTAATGAACAAGATGAAGTATATTTTTATTGTCTCGGATGTAGTTATAAAATAACACCTGGATATAAAATGGAAAGATATATAAGATTTGTTTTAGAAAGTTTTACTAAGAGCTAACATCAGATACTACAACAACTGGACCATAAAGAATAGTTGAAACAACTCCAGAAACAGTCATTTGAACATCGTATTCATATTTTTTACCACCAGTTAGTTTTGCTGACTCTGTTGCAGGTAATGTTAATAGAACCACTCCACCTACTCCATTTTCAATAGTATAGGTAAACGATGCAACTGCAGTTGATTTACCTTTTTCTTTAATTTGAGCAAGAAAGGTGTGGCTAGAAATATTGTAGTTAGATTCTCCTGAGTCAAGACTTAATCTAAAAGCAAAGGTATCTCCCTTGTAAATTTTGAAGGGCTTATATCCTGGAAGCATTTTAGCCTACTACTACCACTGTGTACTGGGATGCTGATGGCACACTGTTTGTGTTAATTGTAATAGTATCAGCAGTTGAATGTAAAACTTCTACCTCTACTTGTGAATAAGGTGATGCAGATTCATAAATCTGTACTGTCACGGCTCTTGTGTTTAAGCTATGTGTTACTGTAAAAGTTTGAAGAGTTCCATTTCCAATTGTAGTTGTGTACTTTTTTGTGTAACCATCAGTTGTAAGTTTTGTTTCAAGAGCAGAAATATCCACTGCAAGACCTGATGTTGTAGAAAGATAAGGATTTGTACTTGCAAGAATTACTGCAGCACTTATGGTACCTGCTGAACCTGAATTATCTGTGTATGTAAAATCAATTGTTCCAGAATCGGTAAATGCTGTTGATACTGTATCTTCAACATATTCTTGAAGACCTGTAATATCTGATGTAGAGTGAATATGACCTACAACAGAAATTTCTGCTTCAACCACAGCATCTGTATTATCAACTGGCGTACCTAAATACCATTTATTGGAAGCTTCTTTCCAGAATAGGGATGCATTGGTATAGGTTCCACGCTCAATTTCAAAACCTGCATCAGTAGAAGGTGTTCCAGTAACATTTGAGTTAAGAACAAAAATATTGTCTTCAACATTCATTGTTGCAGTATTAAGAGTTGTTACATCTCCATTTACTGTCAAGTCTCCAGTTACAGTAAGATTTCTACCAATTGTTACATCGTCTGGAAGACCAATTGTTACTGCTCCTGTATAAGGATCTGAACCAGTTCCGCTTACTTGAATTTCATTTGCAGTTCCAGTAAGACTGATTACTCCTAGTTCTGAAGTATATGCAAAGGTTCTAAATTCTGTGCCATCGTGCATTTTAAGTCTATCTGTACCCGTTGTATTATGGATAAGACGACCTGCAAAGTTTCCAGAAGTAGGATCGGTTGTATAATCTTCTACTCTGAAGTTTGTGGCTTTATTGCCATTTAGGTTAAGATCAACAACAAACAATCTCTCTGCCATTTACTTCACCACCCTTTTTAAAAAATTTTATGTTAGAAAAGCTTTGCCACTAGCAGCACTATTCATAATAATTGTAGCAGTATTTACATTATTATATTGAATAAATGTTTCTAGTATTCTATTAGAATTATCTAAAACTGTAATATTTGGAAAAAATCCTAAATTATGGTTTATTACCCAAGAGGACGATATGGATGCCTGTGTATGAACATATTTTACATGAGTTACTGGGTCAGATTGCTCAATATCTTCAAACTGAAGATCTAGTAAAACATGACCTGTCATTCCATTTACAGACTGTACTGCAGCAGAGGTATCTACCATTGAAATTTCAACAATAATGTTTTCTTGATTGTCATCAATAACAATATTTGAAATTGGGCTTTGATCCTCAATTGTAACTACATCTACTTCTGGAATAGTATTAACAGCAATAGAATCAATGGTTTCAACAGGTTCAACCGTAACGGTTGTAATTTCATTTAAAACTTCTACTGTAATTGAATCTGGGGCTGACATATTTAGATTATACCATTAAACGGGCTTCAACAGAATCAAAATGTGCTTTAATTACACGCTTCCAGTCGTACTTTAAATGTAGACCTTGTGCTAGTTCAAATTGATTTTTTTGAATAAAGTCTAGATTAGAAACTGTATGTTGAATAAGTCTAATAAAGCCTTCATGATCTGGCTTAAACTGTTTTCCAGGATGGTAGTTCTGCCAAGGACTATCTTCCAATGTTGATGGTATTACTAGACCTTGAGAAAATTCTGTGTAATCAGCCCAACCCCCTGTTATGATCGAAGGGGTTCCAGTAGCCATAGTCTGTAGTGGGATAAGCCCAAATCCTTCACCCCAAGATGGGTATAACAAAACATCATGCTCTACCATCATTGATGCTACTTCTGCATAAGGTACCGTCTTGTCAATAATTTTAATATTAGGCTCATTAATTTCTAAGTTGTTATATTTTTCATAAATCTTAATTGTTAGTTCGTGATCCTTAGAACCTGCATAAAGCTCTAGGAATGAATCAATTACATGTGGAATATCTTTTCTAAGAGCAGGATGCCCCATACTTAAAAATTTTATCTTATCTGTACGTTCCTTTTTTTGGGGAGCAAATGTTGAATCAACTCCATGACCAAATACATATATTTCTTTATCTGTATACTTTTCTACAACACTTTTTACAAATTTACTTGGTACCCAGATTTCATCACATTTTTCATTAATGATGTCCTGCCATCCATCTTGAAGCTCTGTAGATTCCCAAGCCATGTATCCAACTTTATGGGATCTAGGATTATCTGAAAATTTAAAAAATTTTGGTAGGTTAAAACAGAACTCTACATCTGCATCTCTTTCAATTAGTAATTTATGACCAGTATCAAGAATGTTACGCATAATTTTAGAAGTAACATACCCATAACCAGTATGTACTGAACTTGCAGCATTTGTAATGCTAAATCTCATTAATCTTTTCTTTGTTCTAGTTGTTCTAAACGTTTTTCAATTCTACCAATAGCATCTTTAATTGATGTGCCAGAATTTGGTCTCATCTCATATGAAATGTGTTCGATTTCCATTTCAATAATTCTTAGTCTTTCTTGTAATCCAGGACGACCATCAAATCCTGGTCTTTCTTCTTCACCAAAGTAATCATCAAGGAAGTGTATAAATCTTTTAGTCAGAATACTGACCTTATGAATCCCATATCCAATTGCGGTAATAGCAGTTACTACTGCAGCCAACATCATTAGAAAATTAGTGGATCCCATATTTAATTATACACCCCCAAGAAAGCTACTTTGAGGTAGTCTTCTTTGCTGTAGATTTCTTTGCTGGAGCTTTGGCAGGTGCCTTTTTAGCTACAGCCTTAACTGCCTTAGTTACTTCAGCAGCAAGTTCGTCAGGTGTTGAGTTACCAGAAACCTTACCAAATGCAATATCGTTCTTATTCAAGTAACGAAGGGCAACTGGTGCAATAGCTGCTACAAAAGCATTTAGATAC